GTAGCAGCTCTCTTATAGGGACGCGGCTAGACGGTAACGGCGGCGCAGGTGCGGGCGGTTCCGCAGCACTACTTTCCGCAGTTGGTGGTGGCGGTGTAGGAATAAGTGGCGTTGGCGCTAACGGTGTAGGTGACGGCGCTGGGGGGTCTGGCGGCACTAACGGTACGAGCACTGGGGGTGGCGTTTACGGCGGTGGTGGCGGCGGTAAGCGCACAAATACTAGCTCTTCAGGTGCTGCCGGTGGGGGCGGTGGTGGTCTTAGGTGGACGCCGGGGCTTGCGGTAACCCCTGGCAACAACTACTCTATCGTTGTTGGCAGTGGTGGAACTTCGGGGTTTCTTAACTCCGGGGGTCCTGGCGCAGTCAAAATCGCTTACTGGCAACCAGTTCCCTAAACCGCTGGTCAGCGGTATCATTCACACGGGCGCAGCCCGAAGGAGTTCGAGATGAAAGACGCGATGAAAGCCCTCCGGGCGCATGCCAAGAAGCCCGCCAGCCAAGCTCACGGCCCCGGCGCGAAGCTCGCCCAGGGCGGGATTACCTCGCCGATGTCCCAGCAGATGGGTCGCAACATGGCCCGCGCGCGCAACCAAGGCCCGGTCGGGCGCAAGAAGGGGTGAACCCATGATGAAGGCCAAGCCGGTCCCTACGCCTTCTGTAGGCCTCTCCGAGCGCACTCCCCCGCGCCTTGTCGTGGGCGCTGAGTCGACCGCCCCCTGCCCGCCTGTGAAAACCTCCGGGATCAAGGTGCGCGGCACCGGTGCGGCCACCAAGGGCACGATGGCCCGAGGACCGATGGCGTGAACTACACCCAGCTCAAGGCCGCTGTTGAGGATAGCGTCGAGAACACGTTCTCGGACACGGACTTTGCCACGCTGACGAAGCTGGCCGAGGACAAGATCTACAACAGCGTGCAGCTTCCGGCGCTCCGCAAGAACGTCACGGGCGACTTGAGCGCGGGCAACCAGTACCTCGCTGCCCCCAACGACTTCTTGTCGGTCTACTCGATGGCGGTGTTCCCTGCCGCAGGCGGAGAGTACACGTTCCTGCTGAACAAGGACGTCAACTTCATTCGGGAGTCGTACCCGAATCCCACTGTGACGGGCGTGCCGCGTTATTACTCGCTCTTCGGCCCGGTGTACAACCTGCCTACCGAGCTGACGTTCATCCTCGGCCCAACGCCTATGGCGGGCTACAAGGCGGAGTTGCACTACTTCTACTACCCGGAGAGCATCGCTACTGCGGGTACGTCATGGATCGGTGACAACTTCGAGTCGGTGCTGTTCAACGCAGTCATGGTTGAGGCGGGTCGGTTCATGAAGGAAGAGGCGGACATCATGACGATGTACCAGAACCAGTTCAATGAGTCGTTTCTGCTGCTCAAGAACCTTGGTGATGGGAAAAATAGAGGGGATACGTTTAGAAACGGTCAGGTACGGAACCCCGTCAAATGAACGAACGCCTAACACGACAAAATGCGATAGCCAAAGGGCTTCCTACCTGTTACGGCTCGCCCTGCAAAAAACATCCTGAATTGGAAGGGCTTCGTAGGGTTTCCGGCGCTTGCATGCAGTGTGCTAAAGAGACACTGGTTAAGTGCAGGAAAAATAACCCTGAAAAACTCAGGGAATGGACAAAAACACAGTATGTAAAACAACGGCAAAACCCAGAGTTTGTTGTTAAAAAGCGGGAACTAGACCGTCAATACCAAAAGCAAAACCGCGAAAAGATGAGTTTGCGTGTTAAGGAGTGGATGACTGCGCATCCTGAAAAAGCCAAAGAGTATGCTGCTGCGCACCGCCAACGACATCCTGGCGCAAAGAATGCGGGTACAGCTAAGCGGCGTGCGGCAAAACTTCTGCGGACACCAAAATGGCTTAGTAGTGACGATCTTTGGGTAATCCAAGAGGCTTATAAACTGGCCGCATTGAGGACAAAAATGTTCGGTTTTGTGTGGCACGTTGACCACATCATACCGTTGCAAGGTGCGCTTGTTTCGGGCCTGCACGTCCCAGAAAATTTGCAGGTTATCCCTTGGATTGATAACATACGCAAAGGTAACAGTCTCGTAGAGGGAGTTGCGTGATGCCCATCCTTCAAGGCATGTGTTCGTCGTTCAAGCAGGAGTCTTGGCTTGGTATTCATGACCTTGACACGGACACGCTGAAGCTCGCGCTCTACACCGCTGCGGCCGATCTGAGTCAAGCCACGACGGTTTACACGCCGACCGGCGAGGTCGTCGGCACGGGCTACATCTCGGGCGGCATCCCCCTCGTCAATGTCCAAGTCCTCCTCTCCGGTACGACGGCCTATGTCACGTTCGACAATCCGGTCTGGTCAGGTGCGTCATTCGTCTGTCGGGGCGGGCTGATCTACAACGCCAGCGAGGCCAACCGCGCCATCGCGGTGCTGGACTTCGGTGCGGACAAGACGGCGTCAGGTACTTTCACCATCCAACTCCCTGCGGCGACAGCCGCTTCTGCGCTGTTGCGCTTTGCATAGGAACTCATCATGCTGAATAAGTCCAGAGCGGGCGGTGTCTTCAAGATCACTTGCCATGACCCCCAGGGCAAACTGAAGTGGGAGGCCGAATCTCACAACCTCGTCGTGAATGTCGGCCTGAAGTACATGAACGATGTTGCGCTTGACGCCGGTGCTCAGATTACTACATGGTACATCGGTCTGTACGGCGCGGCCTCGTCCAACAACCCCGCAGCGGGTGACACGATGTCCAGCCATATCGGCTGGACAGAAGTCACCGCCTACAGCAACGCCACGCGCCCGACGTGCACCTTCGGTACGGCCACAACGGCGGACCCTTCGGTGATCACGAATAGCGCTTCTCCAGCGGCGTTCAACATCAACGGCACGACAGTCGTTGGGGGTGCGTTCTTGACGTCTAATGACACCAAGGGCGGGACGACGGGCACGCTGTTCTCTGCGGCAGACTTTGCCGCGCCGGGTGATCGGAGTGTGGCGAGTGGGGACACGTTGAACGTCACCTACACCTTCAGCCTCGATGCTGCCTGATCTTCAACAACTCTGAAAAAGGCACCCGTCTAGGCGGGTGTTTTGCTTTTAAGCCATGATCAAAATCGACTTCTCCTTCGACACCCCTCACGGCAAGTTTGCCGATGCTCTTCATCTGCCTGATGACCACGGCTTCACAGAGGCTGAGATTGAGGCGATGAAGGAGCAGCGCCGAGACAACTGGATTGCTGTGGTGACAGCTCCGCCTGCATCGGAGCCTGAGACGACCAAAGAGATTGCTGGTGAGATGTATCAGAAGCTCGATGGTGTGCCTCCGTCTGGTGCCAAGCTGGTTGAGATCGACGGCGTCTGGTACTACAAGGTGTAAGAGATGGCACGCTATTGGGTTGGTGGAACTGCGGCATGGGACGGCACTGCCGGTACTAAATGGGCTACTACGTCTGGTGGCGCTGGCGGTGCTTCCATTCCCAATAGCACAGAGGATGTCTATTTCGACGCCACCTCCTCCGGCACCTGCACCATCTCCACCGGCAACACTGGTGCCAAGTCCATCAACTGCACAGGGTTTACAGGGACGTTGGCGGGAACCGCAGCCATCACCGTGTCTGGTAGTATCACGCTTGTGGCGGGGATGGGGTTTACTTACACCAACATCTTTACCATCAATGCCACAGGAACGCTAACAACCGCAGGAAAAAGTTTACAGGGTTTAACCATAGCCGCACCGGGTGGAATGGTGACGCTGGGGGATGCGCTTACTATTGCCGCCAACGACCTCCAGATCACTAGCGGAACTTTTACCACCGCAAACTACAATGTCACATCTCCTAATCTGAGATCCTCTAATAGCAATACTCGAACTATCAATCTTGGATCATCTACTATAACGCTAACGAGCACTCCGGCAGTAAATTTTTCAGTCAATACAAACTTGACATTTAACGCCGGCACATCTTCAATAAGTTGCACCGCAACAAGTCCCATTTTTTCGGGGGCAACTCCGTTTACGCCGGGAGTGACATTTTATAATGTAGCATTTACTGCGACAAATTCAACAAGTATTGTAATTGAAGGAATAAATACCTTTAACAATCTTTTTGTAACTGCACGTTCTGCGGTGGGCGTGACTGCGGTAGATTTTTGGGGACGTCAGACCATCAACGGCACCCTCTCCACCACAGGCACCGCAGGCAACCGCAGAGTCTGGTTCCGTGCAAACACCTACGGCATCGCCCAAACCCTCACCATCAACTCAGCCCCAAGCCTGACCGACGCGGACTTCCGAGACATCTACGTCATTGGCACAGCCGCGCCCATCAGCGGCACGCGTGTTGGCGACCTGCGCGGGTGCAGAGGCATCACCTTCGACACCCCCAAGAGCGTTTACTGGAACCAAGCCGCTGGCGGCAACTGGAGCGGCAACAACTGGGCTGCAAGCTCTGGTGGCGCAGTCAGCACGGACAACTTCCCGCTGGCGCAGGACACGGCTGTCATCGAGAACACGGGGCTGAATACCGGCGCTACGGTGCAGATCGACTCTGCTTTGACGACGCACATATCCGGCGTGAACATGTCAACGCGAACAAATGCGATGACTATTACGCTAAATATTGCGGCAACATGCTATGGTAATTGGACAAATGGTTCAGGCACCTCCGTTACAGGTTTTGTTACTCTGACGTTCTCTGGTCGCAACACGCAGACCATCACCAGTGCGGGCAAAACGTTTGCCGGTGGCATCACCGTTGACTCCTACGGCGGCACCATCGAACTCGCTGACGCCCTAAACATAGGCTCCAACACCCTCACCGTCACCAACGGCACCTTCGACACCAAGAACTACAACGTCACCGCAGGCTCTCTGTCGTCCAGCAACAGCAACGTCAGGGCGATAACATTGGGGTCGAGTACGGTGACGTTGAGCGCGGGCGGTACTTCTGTTTCTTTATCAAACTCAATAAATTTAACGTTTAACTCTGGTACATCGCAAATATCAGTAACAGGGTCAAATTTTGTGTTTGCGGGAGGAGGGGTAACATTTTATAATGCGTCGTTTACTAATATAGGGACGGGATCAAATACTGTTACTCAGTCAAATACCTTCAATAACATAACAGTAACCGCACCAGCGTCTGCGGGTTTGGTGCAATTAAGTATTGCCGCCAACCAAACCATCACCGGCACCCTCACCGTCGCCGGTGCCACAGCCGTCCGCCGCATCTTCGTCCGCTCTGACACGCTCGGCACCACCCGCACCCTCACAGTCGGCACGCTCAGTGCCGACAATTGCGACTTCCGCGACATCACCATTGCAGGCACCGCAGCAGGCTCTTCTCCGACCCGTGCAGGCGACTGTGGCGGCAACAGCGGCATCACCTTCCCTTCACCGAAGACCGTCTATTGGAACCTCGCCGGAAGTCAGAACTGGTCTGCTACGGCTTGGGCACCTTCCTCTGGAGGCAGTCCTGACATCAACAACTTCCCGCTGGCGCAGGACACGGCTGTGTTTGATGACACAGGCAGCGTAGGGACGGTGACGATTGATCAGGCCTGGAACATTGGTACGTTCGATGCGTCTGCGCGTACTAGTGCGATGACGTTGAGCGGTAGCGGCGCTCCGTTTGTCTATGGTGATTGGGATTTTGGTACAGGGGTAACCTCAAGCAATACAGGGACGATAACGTTTTCCAAGCGCGGTACTCAAACGATCACCAGCAACGGAGTGACGTTTGGTTGTCCTGTCACGATAAATTCCGTTACAGGCATAGTTCAACTTGCTGATGCCTTGACGATTGGTTCTACAAGAACATTAATTTTTCTTACAGGGACATTTGATGCCTTGACGTATAACATCACAGTGGGATTTGTGGTGTTTGGTTTTGGTGTCAAAACTATTAAAATGGGTTCAGGCACCTGGACCTTGTCCGGGTCAGCCGGAAATGTTTGGGATTGTTTTACCACTGGCTTGAACTTTTATAAAGGCACCGCTAACATTGTTTTGTCCGATACCGGCACAAGCTCAAGATCATTTTTGGGGGCGGGCCTCTCCTACAACAAACTCACCATCGGCGGCACCACCGGCATCTCCACCCTCACCATCACCGGCAACAACCAATTCACCGAACTCGCCAGCACCAAAACCGTAGCCCACACCATTTCCCTCGGTACCACAACGCAGACCTTCGGCAAGTGGACGGTGACGGGCACATTAGGCAACGTCGTCACCCTCACCGGCACTGGCACCGCCCACATCCTCGCTGGAGCCTGCACAGACAGCATTGACTACCTTGCTATGGGCAGCATTGGCTTCTCTGCAAATTCTCCTGGCGAGTTCTACGCCGGGGCCAACAGCACAGGCACGGCGGCAGCGCCTGTCTACCGGACAGCCAAGCCCGCCGACAGCACACGCTACTGGGTTGGTGGCACAGGCAACTGGAGCGACACTGCTCGTTGGTCTACGTCGTCTGGTGGAGCCTCAGGCGCGTCTGTGCCGAGAAGCCATGATGATGTTGTCTTCGACAGCTTGTCCAACGCCACAGCCTACACAGCCACGGTGAATACGGTCACTGGCGGCATCAGGATGAAGTCTCTGACCATTGCAGGCCCGTTGGTGGGCAACGTGACGCTGGCAGGAAGCGCAGCTATTGACGGTATTCACGGCAGCGTGACGCTGCCTGCGACAGGGCTGACGCGGACGTATACTGGAAACATCACGCTGTCAGGGTCTACGTCGGGGTTGACGTTGACGACTAATGGAGTGGCGTTGGCGTCCGCTATTACGGTGAATGGAGTTGGGTGTGAGTGGGCGTTGGGTAGTGCGCTGAACAGCGGCACAGGTCAATTTATCATACGTGAAGGAGGTCTCGATCTTTCTTCTTATAATTTGACTGCTGGAGAATTAACGCTAAGCTCAACCCCCGCTAACACAACAAAAGATGTTAAATTTAGCTCAGGAACTATAACCCTATCATCTGGTATTAATTTTAATACGACAGAAACCAGTCGATCTAGTTTTACTTTTAATGCGGGAACTTCTCAGTTAAATATCAGCGCCTCTGGTATTACTTTTTCCGGCAACAACCAAACCTTCTACAACGTCGCCTTCACCAGCACATCCGCAGGCACCGTTACCATCAACGGCACCAACAGCTTCAACAACCTGTCCTTCACCGGCATCACCTCTGCTGGTTTAAAGATCATCAGCGTCACAGCCAACCAGACCATCACCGGCACTCTGACGCTCTCCGCAGGCACCAACGCCACGATGCGTCACTTCGTTCGCTCCAACACCATCGGCACCACACGCACGCTCACCTGCGCGGCTGCCAGCCTCACCGACGTTGACTTCAGAGACATCACCATAGCCGGTGCAGCAGCGCCAGCGACGGGGACACGCATTGGCGATTGCAAAGGCAACAGCGGTGTTACGTTCACGGCTGCGTCAAACAAGTATTGGAACCTTGCTGCTGGCGGCAACTGGGGCGGTGCTATTGGATGGGCGACGTCAAGCGGTGGCACGCCGAACATCAACGACTTCCCTCTCGCGCAAGACACCTGCTTCTTTGAAGCCACAGGGTTGAACAGCGGCGCTACCGTCACCATCAACCGAGCCTACAACATCGGCACCATCGACATGTCGGCTAGGACGACGAATACGATGACGCTGGCGACGGGCTCAACCACACCAGCAATCTACGGCAACTGGATCAACGGTACTGGAACTACGTTAACAGGCACAGGCAATATTACGTTTGCAGGGCGCGGTAGTCAAACAATTACAAATGCTGGCACGAATTTCTCAGGGGGTTTAAATATTGATTCACCTTCAGGTTCTGTTACTTTGCAAGATGCTCTAACTTTACCAAACACCAACTTTACTGTTGTTAGCGGTACGTTTTCTGCGTCATCCTATAACGTAACTCTTTCCACTGGTTTTTTTGGCACTAGCTATTCAAGTGTTCGGACAGTTGATGTGGGTTCTGGAACTTGGTCAATCGCTAGTGCGTCCGGATGGAGCGCAGCCACCTCCACCAACCTCACCGTCACCGGCACCGGCACCATCAGCCTCACCTCCGCATCTGCCAAGACCTTTGCAGGCGGCAGCGTCTCCTACAGCGGCATCACCCTCAACCAAGGAGGTGCAGGCGCGCTGTCCGTTAACGGCAACAACACCTTCGCCAACATCACCAACACCTACAGCGCCACTGGTGCCACCACCATCGCCTTCGGCACAACGACACAGCGTGTTGGTAGCTTCACTGCTACTGGTGAAGCCGGTAGAGTGTTGACGCTGACAGGTTCTTCTGCGTCCTCCCCTGCGACGCTGGTGCTGACCTCGGGCACGGTGACCACGCCTGACTACCTGACGATCACCGGCATCCGCGCCTACGATCTGAACGCCACGTGGTACGCAGGGGCCAACTCGACCAACAACGGCTCGCTGGGCTGGCTGTTCGAGGCTTCGGGCGGCACGTCGTTCAACGCCTCCTTCTCCGATACGGCCACGGGCTCGGACGCAATCTCCACCTCGTTCGCCTTCAACGTGTCCTTCTCTGACACCGTCACGGGTGCGGACACGGTCTCTACCACAGGGACCTTCAACACCGCCTTTTCCGACACGGTTACCGGTGCCGACGCGTTCAGCGCAGGGCTTTCGTTTGCCGCAGCTTTTTCTGACACCGCCACAGGCTCGGACGCGTTCAGCGCCTCATTTGCCTTCAACGCGTCATTCTCCGACACCGCCACGGGTGCTGACACCGTTTCCGCAGGCCTTGCGTTCAACGTCTCCTTCTCCGACACGGCCACGGGTGCTGATACCGTTGCCGTCGCGGCCTCAACCTTCGGCGCGAGCATCTCCGACACGGCCACCGGTGCAGACGCAGTCCCCTCTACGGGGGTGTTCACTGTCTCGGTGAGCGACACCGCCACGGGTGCCGACGTGTTCAGCGCAGTCACTGCGCTCGGTGCAGCCTTCTCCGACACTGTCACAGGGGTGGATGCCTTCAGCGCAGCCGCTGCGTTCAACGTCTCCTTCTCCGACACCGCCACGGGCGCGGACAGCCTGCTGGCCGGGCTCTCCTTCAGCGCAGCCTTCTCCGACACTGCCACGGGGGCAGACGCGGTCTCCACGATCGCTACGCTCGGCGTCGAGTTTTCGGATGTAGCCACGGGTTCGGACGCGGTCTCCGCTGCCGCAACGCTCAACGTGTCCTTCTCGGACACGGCCTCGGGGCTTGATGCCCCTGCCGTCGCAGCGTCGACCTTCAACGCGAGCTTCAGCGCCTCAGCGATCGGGCAGGACACCCCTGCCGTGGTTGGTTCGACCTTCAACGTCTCTCTCAGCGAGACCGGCGCGATCACCGACGTTGTCGTTGGGGGCTACCTCTGGAATCCGATAGATGACACCCAGAGCGCGAACTGGCAGAATGTGGTAACGGCGCAGTCCCCGGGATGGGTGCAGATCAACGACGCGCAGGGCCCGAACTGGGTCGAGATCCAAACTTGAGGGCATCATGGCAAGCTACACCACAGGCCTGAAACTGACGCAGCCCAATCTGGGTGACACGGGATGGGGCACGACGGTTAACAGCGGTGTGACCGCTCTGGTCGATCAGGCTGTTGCAGGGGCTGTCAGTGTTGCGGTGACTGCTGGGGGTACCACCACCCTCAGCGCGATTGCTGACGGTGCATCTTCTGATGCACGGAACATGTCGCTGCTGATCACGGGCTCGCTGACCACGGGCCAGACGGCTACTGTACGCGTCCCCGCGACGGGTGCGGGTGTGACCAAGCTCTACTCGATTCGAAACGAGGCGGGGCAGACGGTTGCTGTGGAGACCTCCGGGGGGGATGAGGTAAGCATCCCCCACAACCGAGCGTTGCTGGTTCGTGTGACTTCGACCGGCGTCTATGAGGCGGTGAACTACGCGGCGTCGCTGACGCTCGACACCGCCCTTGCTGCGACCTCTGGGGGCACTGGGCAGAGCAGCTACGCTGTGGGCGACCTGTTGTACGCGGGCACAACCACGACGCTGGCCAAGCTCGCCAGTGTCGCCACGGGCAACGTGTTGCGTGCCGGGGGCGTGGGTACCGCGCCCGCTTGGGGCAAGGTCGATCTAACGACGGACGTGACGGGCATTCTGCCTCCGGCCAACGGCGGGACGGGCCTCTCTGACCCCGGTGCAAACGGCAACGTGCTGCGCTCAGATGGCGCGGGGAACTGGACGAGCGGCACGCTCGCCTCTGCGACGACGTCGGCTGAGGGCCTTGTCGAGCTTGCTACCGACGCTGAGGTCCAGACCGGCACCGACGCCACGCGGGCGATCACGCCTGATGCGTTGCGGAAGGGTGCGTTGGTGTCGGGAACGGTAGCTACGGCGACTGGTACCTCCGTCGACTTCACAAGCATTCCTGCATGGGTCAAGCGAATTACCGTGATGTTTGCTGGTGTAAGCACCAACGGAAGCAATTTTATTGACATCCAAATCGGCGACTCTGGGGGTATAGAAACTACTGGTTATACCGGTGCTCAGACAAACATCATAGGTGGCGGTACTGGGGGTAATAACTATAGCGGTGACGCGTTTGAGCTTCGTTATAACGGCACCACTACGGCTCTTTCAGGCCATCTTGTTTTGACATTACTCAACTCCGCGACAAACCTGTGGGTAGCGTCTGGTGTGCACGGGGTTGACTCCGGCCTTGCCGCGATGTGTTTCAGCGCAGGACAAAAAGCGCTTTCGGGGGTACTTGATCGCCTACGCATCTCCGCAGGCGGCGATACCTTCGACGCTGGCTCCATCAACATCATGTACGAGTAACCCATGAACTTCGACACAGCATTCGACGTTCTCCTCAAGCATGAGGGCGGCTTCTCTGACCACGCCGCTGATCCGGGCGGCAAGACCCGCTACGGCATCACCGAGGCTGTGGCACGCAGGGTGGGCTACCGGGGCGACATGCGCGAGCTGCCGCTTGAGCTGGCCAAGCGCATCTACCGTGAGGACTACTGGAACGCTGTCCGTGCTGAGCAACTGCCCCCTGCGGTCCGCTACGCCGTCTTCGACGCTGCGGTGAACTCAGGCCCTGCGCAGTCTGTGCGCTGGCTACAGCGGGCCCTTGGCGTGACGGACGACGGTGTCATTGGCCCCCAGACCATGTCTGCGGCCAACCAAGCCAACCCCGACGCGCTCCGCGCCCGCCTCGTGGCTCAGCGCCTGCGCTTCATGACCAACCTCGGCACCTTTGACGACTTCGGTCGGGGGTGGGCCCGTCGCTGCTGCGACATCCTGACCATGTGAGGTCACTATGAACCCGCTCTTTCTCGGCCCCATCCTTGAGGTGGGAAAGACGCTCCTTGATCGGTTCGTCCCCGACCCCGAAAAACGCCGTGAGGCAGAGGCTGAGTTCCTCAAGCAGGCGATGGACGGGGAGTTGAAACAAGTCATTGCCCAACTGGAGATCAACGCCAAAGAGGCGCTCCATCCCTCCGTGTGGGTTGCTGGGTGGAGACCGTTCGTGGGCTGGGTCGGTGGCCTGGGTTTGATGTACGCTACGCTCGGTCAGCCGGTGCTGACTTGGGTGGGCTCTATCCACGGCTGGCCTGCACCTCCTACGGTTGAGACCGACCTGCTTTGGGTTGTTCTGTCTGGCATGCTTGGCATCGGCGGTTTGAGGACCTACGAAAAAGCCAAGGGTGTCGCCACAAAGTAACACCATGCCGCTGAAAGCACTCCGCCTCAAGCCCGGGATCTTCCGGGAGAACACGCGCTACTCCGCAGAAGGCGGATGGTACGAGTGCGACAAGGTGCGTTTCCGCTCGGGACAGCCTGAGAAGATCGGCGGCTGGCAGCAGGTCAGTAACGACCAGTTCCTTGGTTATGCACGGGCACTTTGGCCTTGGGAGGTCTACCTTGGGCTAGGTACTGAACTCAAGTACTACATCTACTACGGCGCGTACTACGACATTACGCCAATCGACACCTACTCGCTGACCAACCCGTTTAGCGCTACCACCGGCTCCGCTGTCATTACCGTGGCGCACACCAGTCACGGGCGGCTTGAAGGGGACTACGTTCAGTTCGACAACGTTACAGGCCTTGGCGGCAACATGACGCAGGCTGTGCTTGAGCTGGAGTATCAAGTAGCTACGGTCATTAACGACAACAGCTACACAATCAACGCCCGAGACCCGAGCACGGGAGACCCTGTGCTGGCAAATTCATCAGACATATCTCCCGGTGGCGGCTCCGTCACAGCGCAGTATCAGCCCAACATCGGTACAGCGATCCAATACCCCCCTGCGGGTGTTCTCACGGGTTGGGGCGGTGGCACTTGGGGCAGCGGGGTCTGGGGTGGTAGTCTGACGCCTTACGTCCCCACGCAGATCGGTCTGTGGAACGCGTACAACTTCGGTGAGGACTTGATCTACGGCCCGAAGGGCGGTGCGATCTACTACTGGGACGCTTCGGCAGGGTTCACCGTACGCGGCATCAACATTGCTGACGATCCCGGTGCTTCTGCCAACACGCCTGTCGTAGCCAACTACCGCATGGTGTCCGATGCGTCGCGCATCGTGCTGGTGTTCGGTACCAACCCGTTCGGCACTTCTACTGCCGCTGACCTCGACCCGATGCTGATCCGCTGGTCGGATCAGGAGGATTACCTCAACTGGGAGCCGTCTGCCACCACGCAGGCGGGCGACTTGACGCTGTCCCGGGGCTCCGAGATTCGCGCCGTGGCGCAGACCCGGCAGGAGATCCTCGTCTGGACAGACATCGCGCTGTACTCGCTCCAGTACCTCGGCCCGCCCATCGTGTGGGGCTCACAGATTCTCGCGGACAACGTCACCATCGTCAGCGACCGTGCATGGGCAGTGGCGGCAGGCGTCACCTACTGGATGGGCGACGAGAAGTTCTACGTCTTCGATGGGCGCGTGCAAACGCTCAACTGCGACATCCGCAAGTTCATCTTCGATGACTTCAACGCGTCCCAGCGTCTTCAGGTCTTCGCCTCCACCGTGGAGCAGTTCAGTGAGGTATGGTGGTTCTACTGCTCCATCACCGGCCCGGACGGCACGGGCACGCCCGCCAACCCCAACACTGTGGTCGACCGCTACGCGGTCTACAACTACGCCGAGCGCATCTGGTACTACGGTTCCTTGGGACGCACCGCGTGGATCGACGCCAGCGTCATCTCCAACTTGCCCATCGCTGCGGACTACAACCGCCGCCTGCTCAATCACGAGACAGGGTGCGACGACGCGTCCACCACGTCTCCTGCCCCCATCGAGTCCTACATCATCTCGTCGGAGTTCGACATTGACGACGGGCACAACTTCGGGTTCGTGCGCCGGATGCTGCCGGATGTGACGTTCACAGGCTCGACGGCGGCGGTGGAGAACCAGTCGCTCACGATGGCGCTGCTGCCGCTTCAGAACTCAGGCTCGGGCTACACGCGGGGCGTGGACAGCGTGGAGCCCAACGTAAACATGTCGGTGGCGCTGACCAACGAGGCAACCGTGCAACGTGACGCGGACAAGGGTATCGAGCGCTTCTCGGGAACAGTCACGCCGTACGACGGCAACCTGTACATCCGCGTGCGCGGCAGGCAGATGTCACTCCGCGTTGCGTCGACCGGGCTGGGGGTGCAGTGGCAACTGGGTACGCCGCGCATGGACGTGCGGCCTAGCGGGCGAAAGAGTTGAGCTTCCTCAACAAGCCCACCAACCCGGCGCTGCCTCTGCCGACGCCGGACTACTCACGCCAGTACTTGGACGCGCACAACAACGTGCTGCGGCTGTTCTTCAACCAGATCCAGAACGTCTTCGACAAGGTGCTGGGCCGCAACGGTGGGCAGTTCATCGACTGCCCCAACGGGGTGTTTTTCAACACGTCGGACCAGTTATTCACAGCGGACGACACCGCCAACGCGATCGGATTCAACCAGACGTATCTGAGCAACGCTGTACAAATACAGACCACTACAGTCACGGCGGGTTCGTTTGTTGTTGGTATTACTTACGTTATTAAAACCATCGGCACTACTGACTTCACGCTTATCGGTGCGGCGTCGAACACAGTAGGCGTTGTTTTTGTTGCAACGGGCGTTGGCGCTGGCACAGGGACAGCGGACACGGCGTCAAAGATCGAAGTCCTTGTCAGCGGTGTTTACAACTTTCAGTACACCGGTCAGTTATTGAGTTCCAGCGGCAATGCTAAGTCGGTATCGCTCTGGATCACGCGTAATGGGTCTGACATCCCGTACTCTACACGGATCAATACTGTCAAAGACAACGGTGATTACGTCGAGATCACTTGGAACTTCAACATCGACTTAGCTGCGGGCGAGTACATTGAGTTGGAAACGTCGGTCAGTAACGACTACACCGCCATTAAGTTCGCAACCGTTGCTGCCACCGCACCATATCCCACTGGCGCATCGTCAGTGTTGTCTGTAAACTTCATCGCCCCGCTCCCTGAGCCGAGGCCGACCCTTCCACCGTGAGGCTGATATGAGTCCAAGTGAGATGAGCGAAGCGATGGACGCGGTGTCCAGTATGGACGCGGCTTCTGCGAGCAACGCGAGTACTGGGTCTGACCCGACAACGATAAACGATCCGTTCTCGTATTTTGATCCGAATACGGGCGGATACGCCCCCAGTGCGCCGCCTTCGCCGTCTACGCCCTCTGAATCCTATGTCATGAGCCCCGAAGTTCGGGGTGTCTACCAAGACTACTTTGACATGCTCGGTGGGTCCGCAGACCTTCTTGGTCCGCGTACTTTTGATCCATACGCACGGGAGCCAGTTTCATCTGGTACACGTGGTCTCGGCTCTGTTGGGCCTGCTACCACACCAACGGAACCCGGATTGACTACGCCGGTCTATGGCCGGAGTGGGATGAACGAGCGGGAAGCAGTACGCTCGCTTGTTGGTATGGGGTATGGTGATCTAGAAGGACTCAACCCCAACAACCCTGACCAGACTGCGCAGCAACTGCTGAACTCGTTCCGTGCCAACGATTTCCTCACCGAATACGGACCTTCGCTGTTCACAGCAGGGCTTCCTCCGGGTATGGCGTTTGCGTTCAACGCGCTTCGCTCGGGTGCTGACATCGCCGAAGGGCGCACGACGCCCGGTCAGGCTTTGATGGGTTTTGGACTGGAAGCTGCGGCGCGGGCGGCTGGTCTTCCCGGTGGTGGCCCAATGCTCGGTGATCTCCTCGAAGGGCGTGTCGGGTCCGCCGCAGGGCGTGCAGCCTCTGGGCTGGCAACCGGTGCTCTTGGCCGTGCAGGGCTTGGTGCGCTCGCACCTATCGTCGCGAAAGAGACTGGCCTTGGTCCTGCCATCCAAAGGAGTGTCTCCGGCGCGGTTCAACCGCAGGCCGGACAAGGTACCGGGTTTGTCAGCTCCATCACTGATGCAATCAACCGGGGCGCACAAGGCATCAGGGGGCTGTTCGGCGGGACTCCTTCAGCACCTATCCCTGCAACGCCGGGAGTGACCACTCCGACACGTGCATACGTTTCACCGGACTCCAACCTGTACGAATCTGGCGGGCCTGAACCTTCCGCTGCGGTAACTGCACCAACGACCCCCGCTGCCACAACGCCAGAAGTCGCCGCCACACGACGCCTGTTGTACGGTACGGCCCAAGGACCCTACGGCCCGCTGTTGGCCTACGATTTTGGAGAAGCGTGATGGACCCATACTTGCTTTTCGGTGATGATTACACCGAGCCTTACATGGACGACTCCGGTGCGGGGGGAGTTGATCCCACTATGTTCGGTTTCAACGAAGATCGTGCCTATGGGGGCTCTGGCTTCGACCTCAGCGGACTGTTGCGCGGTGCGTTGGGATTCGCATCTACCCCCAAGGGGCTGCTCAGCATCTTGGCAGCGCTCGCCAGTGCGAAAGATCGTCGGCGCGGGACCAAACCCACCGGGGGCGGCGTCTCCTATGGCATGACGGCTCCACGTCAGCTTGTCGAAGTGAAGAACCCCGGCAAGTACAGTGATCTCGTGCGCTACGCAGCCAACGGTGGTCTGATGCACGCCTACGCCCAAGGTGGCCCCGTCCACATGGAAGATGGTGGCTTCGTTCTGACCAAACGTGCCGTCGACGGCGCGGGTGGTCCTCGGGGTTTGGCGGCGGCGCTGCCCCAAGCACGCATGATTCGCGGTCCGGGGACTGGCACAAGCGACAGCATCCCGGCGACAATCAGCGGGCCCAGAGGACAGACTCCGGCCCGGGTGTCAAACGGCGAAGCCTACGTCCCCCGCCATGCAGTGCAGCAGGCTGGTGGCCCCAAACGCATGTACGGGCTGATGAGTGCCCTTGAGAGGAGAGCGTGATGTACGGAACTTCCGCCGCTGCACTATTTCCGTCTACTGGCACTTCCGCGAGTACCGGCACTAACGGAATGCAAAAGCTGGCGAGCATGGTCCCGCAAAGCGATCCGTCTACGTGGACTTCGGAAAATAGGCTCCAAACTGCTTCTGGAGGTGATGTGACCACTACCACCCCACCGCCCGCTATCGACCCGTCTCAGTCGACACTGAGCCCCAACTTCGCGCCGTATGTCTACGGCATGCTCGGCAAGGGCTGGGAAGCGGCAAACATGCCGTTCACCCCGTTCACCGGTCAGCGCTTCGCGTTCGGTCAGATGGACCCCACCACGGGCCAGTACGGTGCAGGGTACTCGCCGCTGGAGTCTCAGGCCTTCGCGGGCCTTGGCGCGCTCGGCGGGTACGACCCGACGCAGTTCAACACTGGCCTGGGGCAGGTTGGCTCCGTGCAGGACTACATGTCGCCGTACATGTCGGCGGTGACTGACATCGAGGCGCGGGAAGCTCGACGCGAAGCGGACATTGGACGCCAAGCGGAGCAGGGGCGGCTCGCCCGTGCCGGGGCCTATGGCGGCAGCAGGCAGGCCATCATGGAGGCCGAGCGCCAGCGCAACCTGGGCACGCAGATCGGGGACATTCGCTCCAAGGGCTTGCAGTCTGCCTACGACCGGGCGATGGAGCAGCGGATGAAAGAAGCCACGCTCGGCCTCACCGCGCAGAAGTACGGGGAAGAGTCGAAGCAGTTTGGTGCCGAGTACGGGCTCAAGTCGCTTGCGGATCAACTGGCCGCAGGCAAAGAGCAGCGCCGGATCGCTCAGGAGCCGCTCGACTTCGGCTACAAGCAGTTCGAGGAGTCGGTGGCTGCACCTCGGGAGGCGGCGACGTACATGTCGTCGTTGCTGCAAGGACTTCCCGTACGGGCTAACGCGTACGAGCCCGGTACGCAAGGTCAGTCGGCAGCTTCTGCCGCTATCCAAGGCGGGCTCGGTGCGTATAACCTGATGGACTATTTCTCTAGGGCTGGGAAGTGACCATGATGAACGCTGGACTTGGGGCTATCGCCCCCCGTAACCCCAATCCGATGGCGTCTCAACCGCAGCCGTTTCAACAACTGCTCGCGCTGAATGAGGCTGTCAAGACAGCGAACCTCGGACGTGCTGCCCAAGGCCAGCGGGCGATGTCACAGGCGCAGCAGATGCCGCCTACCATCAAAGATCAGTTGGAGATGGCACTTCAGCAGATACAGGCACAGCAGCCCGTGCCAGGGATGGCCAGTGGTGGGATGGTGGCGTTCGATAAGGGTGGTCTGGCGGAAGCTGACCTTGAAGGTCTTGATGAAGACCTCGTGGCGGAAGGGCTGCTCGACAGACCCATTGTTGACTACATCATAGAGCGTTTGGGAGGTAACGTCCCGCAACCTCGTGAGCGTCCCGGAGCGCAAGAACGCGCAGCTTCGAGGGACGCAGCGGCATTGGAGCAGGCGTATCGAGACCCTAACCGTCCGCCTACTTTCGCGGCTCCCGCTGGACTCGCCGCTGCCGCTGCGGCTACGCCGCCCGCTGGCCCTACTCCGTCTGCTCGCCCCCCTGTCGCTCGCACTGCTGGTGGTGCCGGTGTTGGGGGTGCTGGTGGTGCTGCCGCACCGCAGAGGGGCGGATTGGCAGAGTACCTTCGGATGACCGAGCAGTTGGCAAAGGACGTTGAGGGTACCGCAGCGGTAGACCCCCGAGTCCTTGAAGCACGGCAAGCCTATGACGCGATGCTGAAAGCGTCGATGGACCCTGCGGAACAGCAGATGCGGGAGCTTGAAGCGCAGCAAGCGCTGAACATCTTCGAGAACCCTGAACTCATGTCCGCAATCCTTGAGGGCATGAAGGGTACAGACCGTCTCGGTGACACGCTGATGGGTGCTGCTACTGGTCTGGTCAGAGCCCGTGCAGGCCAGAAGAAGGAACAAAGGGAAGCTAAGGCCAACCTCGTCAAGCTCCGTCAGGAACTCGCCAAAGCGGAAGCTGAAGCACGTCTGGCACGTGCGGAGAAGGACGTTGAGGGTGAACGCCGAGCCAAGCTCAAGGCGGCGGAAATCCGCGCTGCTATGAACGAAAAGTCTTACGAGTTGGAGACTCGCCGGATCAGCGCGGATGCTTCTGCTACCTCTGCCTCACGACCCGCCAGTGGTTCCTCGGAGGAATCCCTTGCACTAACGCGTATGCGGACTATGCGTCAAGACCCGAAGTACTCCGGTTTGGCTAAAGAATACGAAGAAGCGGTGAAACTTCTGGCTGTTGCGCCGAGCAATCCTAGAGCCCAAGAACGCGTCCGAAATGCCGAGGCGGCACTTAACCAGCTTGCACAGGAGTATGGTGTAGCTAGAATGGGTTCAACCTCCGGTCAAGCCAGTGCGGCCCCGGGCGCTACCTTGTCCGCTGAAGACAGGGCACTCATCGAGCGGTACACAGCACCGAAGTGATATGAATCTGAACCAAGTCCTCCAAGCCCTGAGAAACGCCGATGCGGCGGGTGATGTAGAAGCGGCAAGGAGGCTGGCTCAGATTGCCAGTCAAATGGCGGGGCCTGCTGCCCCCGAACCCCCCTCAACCGAACGCACTTGGGGCGAAGCCGCTCAGGACATTGGCGCTGCTCTCGCTCGGGGTACCGGTGCCACACTGGCCTTCCCGGGTCAGCTTGTCGGACTCATCCCAGGCGGGCGGGGCCTTGGCGAAGCGCTTGCGGCTCCCGGCGAAGCCCTGTCCGAATACGGTGAAAGTCTCAAGTCCGCTGGGCTGAAAGCCCGCGAGGCGCTGCGCAGTCGGGCACTGAGTGAGGCTGAGAAGGATGGCTTCCTCGCTGAGTTCGCCACTGCCGTCGGGCAGACGATCAAAGACCCGGCGCTCCTGTCGACGTTCCTGACAGAGCAGCTACCCCAACTCCTCGGCCCTGCCGCTGCGGTCAAAGTCACCACCATGCTCGGGCGTGGCGCGGTGCGAGCTGCCGCTGAAGGTACTGCACGGGACGCTGCTGTTGATGCCCTCAAGAACCGTGCTGCTGCCGCTGCCGTGGGCACAGGCGCTGCGATGCAGGGTGCTGACATCGGCGCTGACACCTACCAAGCGGTGTACGACCTTGCCATCAAGCAGGGCATGCCTGAGGACGAAGCTCGGGCTGTGGCCGAGCAGAAGGCGCGTGTCGCAGGGCTGGAAGCCGGGGCTATCTCCGTAGCCACCTCTCGGATTCCGGGCGGCTCGGCAATCGAACGCAGGCTGGCTGGATTACCCGGCGTGCCCGGTGCAGGGCGCATCACCACAGGCCTCAGAGAGGCGGGCACTGAGTCGATCGAAGAGGCCGGAGGAGCCATCGCCAGGGGCGTTGGCATGGCAGAGGTCGACCCCACGATCTCTCCGCTCACAGGCGCGGGTGCTGCGGCTGGCTTTGGTGCCCTCGGCGGCTTGGGTCTTGGCACGCTGGTAGGCGGTGCACCGGTACGTGAACCGGGAGCCGAGCCTGCTGCCCCGGGCCAGACCGAGATCGACGTCGTCAAGGCCAAGCGAGAGGCCGAGCGTCAGGCGGCGGAGGCTGCGAAAGCGGCACCGGCCAACACTGCCCAATCCACGATTGACGAGACGCTGGGGTTGCCCATCAACGAGGCTTACCCAAAGCTGACGCAGGCGATTGAGGCTCTGAAACAGGAGCGCCCTACCAAGTATCGCGACGAAGCGATCAAGGCCCTGGAAGCTGAACGGGGCCGCAGGCAGCGCGAAGATGTCGAGCAACGCGTAGCCAACAAGCGGGGTGCAGATAGGTTCCTTCCTGCTGATGAAGCAGCCGTAGCGGCTGTGACGCCCCGCGAGGAGTTCGATCCTACCCAAGCACGTCGCGAAGAGATTGCGCGTCTGCGCCAGCAGCGTGAGGACATGCTGGTCAATGGCAAGCCCCCGGCACCGAAGAGCCCTTCGCGTCGGAAGTTCGATGAGCTTGATGCCCGTCTGGTCGAGATCGGTGGAGGGCGGTGGACACCGCCTACGGCGCCAACAGCGCTTGTCGAAGAGCCCACCGTTCGTAAGGTGGGTGCCCCTGCTGCTTCGACGACGGGTCTACAACCCACTGACATCGAGGCGTTGGGTATCACCAAGAAGCAGCCGATCTACCGGCGCATGCTTGGCAAGGACATGGAGGATGCTGGGCAGCGACAAGCCATCCTTGAGGACATCGAGAAGTACCTGACCAAAGGCCTTGGCAGCGAAGAATCGCGTGCCAAGCTGACCGAGTTCAAGGCTCGGTTTGAACCCACCCCGACGCCGCCCGTGGCGGCTGAACCTACCCCGGCACCTACGGTGCCCGAACCGACGCCGCCCGTGGCGGCTGAACCGGAGACTCCAAGTGCTGTCCAACCTGACGAACAACCAAGTGGAGCAGGCGCTCCAGTGGCTGGCGGACCCGCTGCCGTCACCCCCACCGAAGGGGCTGGAGCCCCTGAGCCAAGCGGAGTGGTTCCTCCTGTCGAGGATGCTGGACAGCCTGCTGGCAGAGAAACAGGCGAGCCCGTTGCAGTAGCTACACTCAAAACCGGCGAACAAATACGAATATCGCAGGTTTCAGCCCCTAACGCATTTGCGCCTCTTGTTAGGACGCAGTACGGGGAACCGCGCTCATTAGTAGCTACAAATGACAAAGGGGAAGAAACCGGCAGGTTGACTTACATGCCTGGGGGCGGTCCTATAGATGTGTCTGTGCGTGAAGCTGACCGTCGCAAGGGTGTCGGTACTGCTCTTTATGACGCTTTTGAAAAACTAGGATTTAAGCTGCCGCCACTTGAAAGTGGTGTAGCTATTTCTGATGAAGCTAGAGCGTTACGGTCTAGTCGGGAGGCGCAGGTCCCCGCCAAACTCACCGCCGCTGAACGCGCTGACCTCGTTGAACAAATCGAACGCATCTCGGGCAGGATTTCTCAGCGCGAGTATGGCACGTTCTACGGACAACATACTGACGGAAAAGGTGAGCGGGTCAAGAACAGACCCGAGAGTATCAAGGCTGCGCAGGATCTGATCGCTAGATACGGGGACGAGTCTAAGTACCGCACCATTCCTCAAACCCCGCTCGTCCAAGGTGTCGTCTCTGACGCCCAACTTCGCAAGATCGTTGCGGACATCGAGCGGGCACTGGGTGGCAGCGTCGACATCACCATTCTCGATGACGTCACGGACTTTGACAACAAGCAGGCCCCGGGCTCCAGGGCCGGTGCACTCCAGGGTGGGAAGATCTACCTGTTCCGCAGCGGCATCGCTGATGGTGTCGAGGGGCAGAAGACCATCTTCCACGAAGTTTTCCACAAGGGTCTAGCCAACCTGTTGCCGCCCGCTGAATACCGGGCGCTGATGACGAAGTTCTACAACCAGAGCGCAGCGGTGCGTCAGACAGCGGATGCCTACCTCGCGTCTGCGGCTGGGAAGAAGGACACCGAGGGCATGAGCCCCGAGGAAGCTCGCGTGCTGGCAGTGGAGGAAGCCCTTGCCGAGATGGCAGAGGCGACCAAGCTCACCGGCTCCACGCTGCGGCAACTGGGGAACTTCTTCGCACGACTCGCTGACCGGATCGGCATGCCGGGGCTGGCCCGTGCCATCCGCACGATGGGCCTCGACCCTCTGCAAGCCTTCATCCGCGATGCGATTCAAGCGGGGATCAAGCCAAGCACTGCCACCGGGCAGACTCGGTACCGCTCCCTCGTCGGAGAAAAGGAAGAGCGCACGCTGGGTCAGTCCCTGCAAGCCAAACTTGGTGGCAACCTAGCGCTCGGATTCCGTGCACAGGCGATGGACCAGTTGGCGGGTGTGGATTACGTCTTCACCAGAGCCTACGGCAACCGTATCCGCGACAACCGGGGGGACTACAACCCGGTGTTCTTGCTGTCCCGGGCACTGGATGCACCGCGCTTCGCCACCGAAGTCAAGAAGTACGGCACGATGCGGCGTGACCCGACCGGGTTGCTCAGCGTTGACACGCTGACCTACAACGGGCAGCAGATCAGCTACAACAAGGTGCTCGAAGAGATCGCCGCTGAGGCCAAGGTACGCGGGATCAAGCCCGAGACGTTCCTGAAAGACGTCGGTGAGTTGCTGGCTTCGCATCGCGAATACGAGTTGATGAACTCTCCGCAGGCCGCTGGACTCGACTTCTTCTTGACCCCCCAAGAGGCTGCAACGGCAGAGCAAGCCTTCCAATCCGATGCGTTCATCAAAGGGGTAAGTGAGAAGCTGGACCAAATCCGCTTCACCATGATCGACGCAATGGTTGAGGCTGGTCGCATCACGCCAGCCAAAGCCCAGGTCTGGAAGGACGCGATAGGCTACGTCCCCTTCTCTCGGATTGACGACTTCGACAATCTGGCACTCCCGCAGGGTGGGGGCTCTAACGCAAAGCTGACTGCGTTCAAGGAGATTGCAAAGTACAAAGGCTCTCAAGATCGTCAGACTCAGAACCCTGTTGAGAGCTTCTCGAAGCTCATGGATTGGATGGTTAATGAGTCGATGAAGGCAGACGCAGTTGGCCGTGCGTTGCCTGAGATGGAGCTGCTTGGCTACGCTGACTTTGTGCCAAACCGTGCTGCTGTTGACAACAATAAGCAGGGGGCACTTGTTGACGCCTACGTCAACGGACAGAAGAAAGTCTTCTACGTTCCCGACCCTGCCAACCTTGCGGCGTTCATCGGTACACCGAAAACTGACATCCCCCTCATGATTCGAGGGGCTCAGAAGTTCTCGAAGTACCTGCGCATCGGTGTGACCGCTACGCCGCCGTTCGCTATCAAGCAGGTCTTCGATGACATCACCCGGGCATATGTGCACTCGGGGGTCAAGAACCCTGCCGCGATGCTCCCCCGCATTTTGCTGAACTTCCCCCTGAACTGGTGGAATGAAATCAGGGGTACGGAGTCCGCCGCTGTACGAGAGCTTGCCAGGTCGGGTGTGGTGCCTGCCTATGACACCGTCATCGGTGGCAACGTCAAGAACATCTTGGAAGAGACCGGGCTCGCGCCGCGCTCTATCGGCAAGGCCATCCTGCGCATCATGGAGGCCGGTGCCAAGGCCTCGGACGTCGCCGTGCGTGAGGCGATCTACAACCAGACGCTGAAGGAGACCGGTGACCGGGCACTGGCTGAACTACGCGCCCGGGAGATCATCAACTTCAGCCGCAGAGGTGCGTCGAGGACTGCCGACTACCTCATCCGCACCATCCCGTTCTTCAACGCCTACGCCCGCTCGATGGACAAGCTCCTGCTGGCAGCGGCAGGCAACCCGAGCGCCCAGCGCAGCATCGGCGCGACGACCGGCTACGCCCGCAACCTGTTCTACAAGCGGATGGGGGTGCTGACTGTGATGGGCTTCGGCTACGCGGTGATGATGTCGGACGACGAGGAATACCAGAAACAACCGGACCACGTCCGCGATCGGAACTGGATCATCCCGGGCGGCAAGGAGCTTGGCTTCGTGCCCGGCATTCCGATCCCTCCTGAACTGTCGTTCTTCTTCAAAGCCATCCCCGAGCGTGTGGTGCAGTACTTCAAGTTCCAAGGCACACCAGAAGAACGTGACGGTATCCGGGTGCTGAAGGAACTGATGCTCAACGGTGTCGACCTCTTCTGGGCTCCGAACCTCACCCCGCAGATCGTCAAGCCGGTTCTTGAGAACCTCATGAACTACTCGTTCTTCCTTGGACGCCCACTGGAGTCTCAGGCGCAGTTGGCCCTCGACCCGTCCGAGCGCTACGGTACCGGCACGTCCGAGACGATGAAGGCTGCGTCCAGAACTCTGACTGACATTGCCACATCGACGGGCATCGAGTCGCTGAAGACTTCCCCGATCATGCTGGAGAACTTGGTGCGGGGCATGTTCGGTATGTCCGCAGGTATCGCCTTGAGCGTTGCTGATGTCATGGTCAACCCCACGCGGACGGACCGCCCCCTGCACCAGACGATTGCAGCTCAGCTAACAGGTGCCTCGGCTGTGATGAAGGACCCGGTCGGCATGCGCTACCTTGACGAGATCTACAACCTTGACAGGTCTGTCGAGCAGGTCTACAACTCTTACAACCGCAAGCTGAAGGATAACCCTGAGGATGCAGAGAAGTACCTCAAGGACAACTTCGGCCTGTACGTGGTACGTAGCGAGGTGCGTAGCACGATGGAGGCGATCCGTGCTCTCAACGCCCAGGCCCGTGCTATCGACAAGATGACTGATCTCTCACCTGAAGAGCGGCGCGTGATCATCAACGACCTGCGTACCCAACAAAACGACCTTGCCCGGGATGTGTACCGGCTGCGTCGTCAGGTTACCGAGGAGCAGCGGATGATGGACGCGTCTAGATGAAAAAGCGCCCCGGGGAGCAAGCTCAACCCGGGGCTAACTAGGAGACGCACAGTCAACGGGCCGAACTTTTGACGGGTGGGACTATAGCACCCTCCAGACCCTGATGCCAAGGTGGTCAGCCTCGATGCGCATCTCGTGCACCACCTGAATGCCCCGCGCCGCGTACCGGGCTTTGACCTTGGTGATCAGCTCATCGCTCTTGAGCGTGGGCAGGAAGAAGCTCTGCCCGATCTCTAGCCACTGAGGGAGCTGATACTCAGCCCCACGGTGCACCAGCCTGCCGTCAACCAGCTTCAGCCGTTTGGTTCGCTGAGACATCGAGGTCAAGGTTCAAAGCCTTCTTGGCCTGCGGGAACTCGATCGCGTCCACAGGGCCGAAGTCGCTGCGCCAGCCTGCACCCATCCGCTTCTTCGTCAGAGTCATGGTGCCACCTGTTTCACGGGTATAGGAGGAGTACAGCTCCTTCACGTTGATGTAGGCCTGTGCACACCACTTGGTGAACTCCTTCTTGGTAATCCACAGCGTGTCGCTATCCGGTTCGTAGCGGATCAGCAGTTCGCCCATAGGCTCCAGTGCAGGCCTGTCATTGATACCTACCGCCGCAGGCTTCCTGTTGACAATCAGCACGTTGCGGATGTTCTTGTTGATGTAGGACGCGACGGTGGACACCGCCGTGGTTGCAGACACACTCTGCTCTACCGTGGCCTGCTTGATCAACGAGATGAGCTTGTTCAGGATTCTCTTGATGTTGTAGCTGGTCAGTCCAATACTGTTCGTGATAATGCCAGCAGCGATGATGCAAATCACGTTGTTCAGCTTGAACCGCTCAGTCTGTGTCCAGCTACCCATCCTGTAGATGTTGTCCCGCGTGTCTTCCCATATCTTCTTGGCGTAGTCTAGGTTAGGAATGACAAAACGCATGAACACGTCACCAGCGTGACCATAGTTCGTCAACAGATTGTCGAATAGCTTCTTTGTCTCCAGCACATCAGAGGGTACGGGTGTCGTAAGATGAATCTCAAGGATACGGGCCAGTTCTCCAGCCGGGTCGCTCTTGATCATCATGAGCCGGTCTTCAATCGTAGAGTTGCTGGACCAGATAGACATCTGCTTCCAACGAACGTTATTGACCCGCTCCATGTTGCGCCCCGCTTCCATGCGGTCACGCCCACGCCCCTGCGTGTTGTTGTAGACCAGATCCGACATTTCGTTCGGCTCTGCGTTGGTCATCTCATCAAGGGTGCCGACGATCCCGTTCATCACCCCCAGCCGGTGCACCTTGGTCAGGGTCTTGTCCTGCGCATCTTTCATCAAAGCCACAGGGTCGCCCCAGATCGCATTGGCCATGCGCAAGATGGTCGTCTTACCGGTGCCTGACTTCTTCGAGTAGTAGTTGATGATCCCGCCGTTCTCCGGCGAGAGGTGCATCAGCGCACTACCAAACCCGGCGAGCACCCCCGCCGCATGGAAGTCCATCTCCGGTGTGTCGTAGTGTGCAGCGGCCTGCTTCCACACGTCGATCGAACCCTTGGGGCTCAGCCACGGCACGTAGTGCTCGATGGGCTTGGCAATCGGTGTGTAGATGACGCCGCGCTTGGTGTACTCGCGGTTCCCAATGATGAACGTGTCTTCAGGGGTCCATCCGAATCTAGTTCTCATGTTGTCTGCTTTCTCCCTGAACTGTAAGTCGCGGATCATCAGACCGAACATCTGCTGCAACGACAACAACTGCCGGGGGTCGAAAGCAATGACACCTTCACGGTTCACTGCCTCTTTGAACTTGTCCGCCGCTGCTATCTCACTCTGGAGGATGCTGAACTCTCGCACGTCGCCATGTGGCAGATGGTGCCTAGCCCACAACGTATCACCCCCACCGGTGCCGTCACGCATGCGTTTGTAGATATAGATGTCGTGGTTGTATATCTTGACGCGTTCTACTCCATCTGATTTTGTGATGTCGTGATAGATACCGCCTGTAGCCCCCCGAGAGAATGGCCGTGGGTATGGCGGGATCTCGATGGTCTCGTTCTCGACTTCGACCTGAATGGGCTCGGGCGGTGCCAGCTTGATCTCGGAGCCGAGCTGAATCGGTGACTTGATCTTGCCGATGTGCGGGCACCCTGCGCACAGCTTGGCGTTGTCCAGACCTTGGAACGTCTCGCACGTGTACGGGCCCTTGGTCAGCGCTGCCTTGCGCTCCGTCTCGTCGGGGCTGTAGTTCGGGTGGTTCTTGGAGACCTCATGTATGGCCCAGTCACGGTCCTCACAGTGCTGAGCGATCGACAGCACGGCACGCCATACGGGCTCCGGCACGGCCTCTTGGTTCTTCGCTGCCTCAGCGATCTGCGCACAGCCTTCGCCGTTGCTGGACTTGATCCAGATCGTCTCGAACTTGCTGACCCTATTGGGGTCGATGTACAGCTTCTTGGTCTCATCAGAGACCCCGCCCGACAGCGCCCGGGCCTTGGCGAACATGTCGGCAGCGGCCACGCCCACTGCGTCACGGATGGACTCGAAGGCGTGGTATTTGATCGGCGTGAGCAGGACGACAGGACTGTCGTTCTTCTTGTTCAGGGTGCCGGGGATACGCAGTACCCGAACGATGTCGGCGGTGCAGTCACCATCAACTTCAAACTCTTCTTTGACACAACGCGCCTTCAGGGCTTCGGCTGTCGCCTTCCACTCATGCACCGGTATGGGGTTGTCAAGATACCAGTGTGCGTGCAGGCCATTGCCTGAGTCAATCAGCGTAGGTTTCGGCAGGCCTACTACCTTGCAAAATTCACGGAGTGCTGACAGGCCAGCGGCTTTGTCAGCGTAGGGCTTCTTAGGCCCGCAATCCACATCGACGTAAAACTCCCTCTTGGCAACTGCATTGGTGGCCTTTGAGTGTTCTTCTGCGCCAAAGCCAGCGGTTGCATAGTACACATCCCATCCGCCGTTACTGAACTCTTCGACCGCTTCCGCCATGCTGGCAAAAGAGGTGTAACGACGATCCCAAACGAGAGTGTCTTTGAGCGGAACTTTCTTGACTAGCCTGAGGGAGTATCGCGTGCCATGTGGGAGAACGTTCTCAAGGAACTCTTTTGGAGACATGGTGACACGGAGTTAGCCACAAACGCGGCGAGCGTTGCGGATGGTGCATGGATGCCCGGTCAGGGCAAGGCGAGGATCGAACGGTAATACGCCAAGACCTTGGAGCGCAAGTGCTTGGACACGTCCCGTTGACCCGAGAACCATGAGTAGACCGCGCCCTTGGTCACGCCAAGGTCTGCGATGACTTGGTTCACAGAAACGCACCTGTGAATGCACAGGCGACCAAGCTGCACGCCGAGCAGGCTCGGGTCAGCGTCGGCGTTGCGCCGGATGATCTTTGTGGTGTACATGGTGTTGGGTGGGGGCGGCCCCGGCGCAACCCGGGGCTATCACAGTGCGGAGACACTCAAGCGAAAAAACACTGCTCACGGCGCTGACCGCCGCCCCCGTCAATCAGTCGTCAGCGTCGTCGCCCCATGCGGCGAGGATCGCGTTGACGTTCGGGCCGTCTGCTACCACAGGCGCAGAGGCCTTGGCTTCGCGCACCACAGGCGCTTCTTCGGCGGGTGCTGGCACGTCCTTGGTGACCTTGAACGCGCTGGGTGCAGGGGCAGGCTTGGCCGCAGGCTTCGGCGCAGCCACAGGGGCTGGCGCAGGCGCAGGAGCGGGCTCAGGAGCCGCAGGGACGTTGTCCATGTCAGCGATGCTCACGGTCACCGCGTTGACCGCTTCGAGATCGTTCTGGCGATCGACGGCGATCCGGTACTCCTCTTCAGTCAGCGGACGCACCGCGCTGAACACCAGCTTCATGTTCGCCGTGGCATCGAAGCGCATCTCGGTCACGACAGCGTTGATTTCGACCCCGTGCCCGCCGAGGAACCGAGCGTACTGCTGAAGGCCCATCTTGCGCCCTTCGCCCTGGCCGAAGAGGCTCGACGCGTTGATGTTCAGCGCGTAGATGTCACCCTGCATGTCGTTTTCCAACAGCAGCGCCACGGGGCGGCTGTACCGGCACGCCTTCGACTCGTTGGTTCCGGAGCCCTTGATGTCCTGCGGGCACCCTGCACAGGTGCGGTGCTGCGGCGTCTTCACCGATGTGTGGGGCTTGACACCATCCTCAGACCAGCACTGCGGACGGCCCTTGACACCCTTCTCGTAGGTGGTGCCGTAGAACGTGCGGCGATTCGCATCTGCACTGCGGATGACGATGACGTTCATCGCCCGGTCTTCGTTGACGGCGACTTCCTTGCCGCCGACAAGCATGTGCCAGACGTTGTTCTCGATGCTGATGCGCTTCGAGTTGCCGCCGCCCATGAGCGACTTGGTCAGCGGGCTGAGTTCCGCAGTGCTGCGGCGCAGGTGTGCCGGCAGTTGGTTGCCGGTTTGGAAGAGAGTGAGTTCAGACATTACGACCTCAAAAGGTTTCGGGACGGGCTACAGCCCGGGTAAGCGCCATCAAACCGGTCTGTAGATCGGTTGCACCAATAGACACCCAGCGTTGGTCTACGTTAGGCATTTGTTTCAAAGTAGCAACAAGATCTCCTAGTTGCTTTCCTTGTTCCTTGATCTCATTCATCAGGCTAATCTCGTCCTGTGTCAGGTCTCGGTAGCCTTTGATAAGGCGGTGTTGGTTCTCCATTACGACCTCCTTACGGTCACGGTGTACTTCGACTCAGTGTTGAGTCCCTTGGGCATCTTGTCGGGGTTCGCTTCGAGCCAATCCTTCATAGCCCGCTGCGCGATGCGTCTTTCTAGTAGATCAAGTGCTTGGTTCTCCTTGATGAAGTTGTGCATAGACTCCCAGTCGGAAGTCCAGTACGACGTCTTGACACCGCGAATCACGGTGCCTGCTCCGGTGCGGATGCTATCTGCACCCGCTTTCTTGCACACGTCCATGAGGGCGTGCTCAACCAGTTCCATCTGATCTTTGATGGCTTTGTCGTCCTCTTCGTACTTCTTGGCGAGCGCTGCACGCGCATCGCGCATCTTGATGTACGTCTTGACGAGCTTTTCAGTGGGCACCTGAGGTGCCTCGGGGTTCTGTTCCATGCGGCCTCCTGTGGCTGGGGTACAAAGTCTACGGTTGAACTTTGGCTGTGTCAAGCGCCATCAGATAGTCTTTGGAGACTTTGCCCCCACGACCGGCGCAGACCACGGTCGCACTGACCCAAACTTTCTTGCCGGTCTGGAGCCGCCTGATGTGACCCCGACGCAGGTGCTCGCGGGGGGACCGGTGCGTACCCCCAGACCCTGAAGACTCTGATGTGCCCTCCGGGCGCTTGATCGCCAAGAAATGGTAGTCGTCAAACGGAAGTGCGTCTTTGATGTGTTTGACCGACTTTTTTCTGCCTTCAGTTTTGGCAATTTCTACGTTGCTGCACTGAAGTGCGTTGATGAAATTCAACAGTACCTCGGCTTCTTGAGCGATGTCATGGATGTTTCCAGCGTCGCAGTAGATACGCATCTGCCTGACGCCATCCATACTGAACAGATAGCCGCTTCTGGGTAAACCAAAACCAATGTAAGGTATCCACTTTTGCTTACTATCCATCCATATAGCGGTCATGCATTCTATTTTCTCTTCTGTCTGTTCTGCGATGATCACGCGTTTTGATGACCGTAACTCTCCAGGCTTTGGTTCTCTAGGCTCAGTGAACTCCAAAGCGATACGGTCAAACGGTAAGCAAAGCTCAATACCACCGTCGAGCCCACGAAGGTCAGTGTCTTCAAGTACGATACCACTGTCAGGTAGACAAAACTTTACAGCTAATTTAGCTGTTTCTGCAAGGTCTACAAATTCTGGTTCGTGGATTGCCGCCTTTATCAGTTGGCGGCAGTAGTTCAAAGGTTGCATAACACCTCCTCTCGATACAAGTTGAGCAGGGACTCCATGTCCTCGGTCTTGCCGTCGAGCGAGTCGTACAGCTTGCGCTCCACGCCACTGCCGCACAGCCTGACCACAAGGCAGGGGTTCTTCTGGCCTGCACGGTGCACGCGGGCGTTGGCCTGATGGTAGATCTCGTTCGACGTCACAGGGCCCCACCACACAACCGTGTTGGCCGCATGCAGGGTCACGCCGTGCGAAGCCGCCGCAGGCTGGATTAGCAGCACCCTCGGCTCAGGCTCGGTCTGGAACGCCGCAAAGATCCTCGTGCGCTGGGCCACCGGGACGCTGCCGTCGATGACTTCGACAGCGATCTTGTCCTTCTTGAGCCGCTCTTCGAGCACCGTGATGGTATGCCGGTACGGAACGAAGACCAGCACCTTGTGGGTGCTCTCCTCGATGGCTTCCAGCAGAACGTTGTAGCGGTTCGTGATGTCGAACTCGACAGTGTTACCGTCGTCGGAATAGACTGCGCCGGAGGACACTTGCAGGAGCTTGTTGAGGTTGGTCGCGGCGTTGACTGATGTCACCGTCTCAGTGCCCGCCGACATAATGAACTGATCTTTCAGCAGCTTGTAGTACTTGAGTTGTTGCGGCGTCAGCTCTACCTCTCGTGTGGTGTATAAAAGCTCTGGTAGGTCAAGGCACTCCTCCTTGGTGAAACGAATGGCGGGTTGAAGCACGCGGTTGACGATTTCCGCAGCGTTGTTCTTCTGCTTCCATTTGAACTGCGTGACCTTCCACATCACCATGTCACGGAAAGCGTAGAAGTATCTTGGCACCGAGTCCGGGTTCAGCATCTTGGCAAGGCCGTAGGCATCGGTCGGTGCTTGGGACGCCGGGGTGCCAGTTGCCATCCACAACCACGTGTCGGCAGTGATCAGCTCGTTGATAGCCTTCCACCGGTTGGTCGTCGCGGTCTTCACGGCGTTCGCCTCGTCAATGATGACAAGGTCGAAGCCCCCGGCCTTCAGCTCCTCCAGCACCGTCTGCACGCCGTCGAAGTTGATGATGACGAACTCGGCATCGGACTGAATGATCTTGGCCCGCTTGCGCCGGTCGCCGTAGGCCACATCGACGCGTCGGTGCATGACCACCTTGAACAGATCCGCCTGCCATGCTGAGGACATGATGGACAGAGGACAGATCACCAGTGCACGCCTGATGTAGCCCTTGTTCATCAGGTAGTCAGCCGCCCATGCAAACGATGCGGTCTTTCCTGTGCCCGGGTCGTTGAAGCAGAAGGCCCGTTTGTGCAGCGTCATGAAAGATGCTGTCGTCCGCTGGTGATCGAAGGGCTTGTAGATCCCCGGCCACTTGTAGCGGCGCTCGATGGGAGAGGGTACCCCCTTGACGCCGACGTTCTTCAGCACCCGCGCTTCGTCCAACCCCCAGTGGACAAGCACGCGACCATCATCAAGCAGCTTGCTTTTCGGGATGGTGTTCAGTACCCGTTGGGGGTTGCGGAGCTTCAACAACAATGCCTTGTTGTCAATGATCTGCATCATTACTCCAGAGCGAACTTACTCTTCTTCGCCATATGGATCAGCCGCATCGCCTGAGTCTTGGCATCATCAAGCGCGACGTGTCCGGTACCTACACGCTCAATACGATCCTTGAGAAACATCGCGGCCATCGTCCGGTAGCACCTATCGTTCCAGAAGTGCCAAGGCACGTCGTGTTTGATAGCCCGGTACGCAGCGGCCAGTAGTGCGTTGTCGAAGTTGGCACCGTTGCCCCAGACAACTGCTTCCTCCAGCGGGGGCATCCACACCGCGAGCTTGATCAGGGCTACGTTTAGAGAGAACTCCCCCTTGAACGCAGCCTCTCTCGCCGCATCGGACTGCTTGCTCCACCACTCAAGGGTGCTCTTCTGTGCACGCAGGCCCGCTGCCTTGCACGACTCCGCGTCAATCGTGACGTAGAACTCGCCCTTGATCTCTTCTTCTACGCTGAACTTCACAGCGCCAATAGACAGGATGATGTCCCCCGGGCGTGTACCAAGGGTCTCGATATCTACCATGACATGTTGTTTCACTTGCGCTCCTAGACAAACGGAAATCGCTTGAGGGACAAAGTCCGTCAAGCTCGAAGCCCCGAAGGGCGGACAAGCCTAGCACCTTGCGATGCTAGGCGGTATAGGGAGAACCCGGGGTCAGCCCCCGGACTTCGGTCCCTTGAAATTGCGTGCGCTGTTTGCGCTGAAGCTCTTGAGCTTCACGTTCCCCGGCTTGCTCTTGCCACCGTCCTTGATAGGGACAACGTGATCCAGAGCCTTACCTTTCCGCGATGCCTTGCCGTTCTCTTTGTCCCAGGCACGTCGGGCTCTCTGCCTTTCGCTCTGCTTGGCGCGTCCACCATTGGCTAGGAAGTCAGCGTACTCTTTCTTGTGGTCCCGGTCGGCCTTGTTTTTGTAAGGCATTTCAACCTCCATTCAGCCCGTTGTGCGGGCAAGACATCACCACACAGTGCCGTTTGCACAGCCCCGAAGGATTCGGATTCCACACACCTGTACGGTGTGCATTTTCAAGACGCTTGACGTCAGCCATCCACTGCTGCCAGTAGATCTTCTCTTGCTCAGCGGTGTACTCCGCTGGCTTGAACGAATTTGCCACGACGAACAGCAAGCCTGCCTTGACTCTCTTGATCTCCGGGAAGTGTTTGAAGACCATCAAGGCCATGAGTTCAAGCTGCGCAGTGTCCGCGTACTTGGCCGACTTGCCGGTCTTGTAGTCGATGACCCGCGCCGTGCCCGTCTCACGGTTGACGATGAGCAGGTCAGCGATGCCCCGGCACCAGACGTTCGGATCTTTGAACCCGCAGGGCTCGAAGTCCTTCGTCAGCCCCATCTCGTACTCGCAGAACTTCTCTCCAGGCAGTGCCCGGAGTGTGTCAAGCTGCCCTCTAACATAAGAGAACTCCGGGGGCAGCGGTTTGTCATCCCGGACATAGTGTTCTGCTGCCTCATGGAAGTTAGAGCCGTACAGCGTGGCCTCGGTGTATTCAGGCTCTTTGTAGTTCTTTGCGACCTTAATCTCAAAAAACTTTTTTGGACAAGTCTTGAACGACTTGAGAGACGAGAACGACCAAGGTCCGGGCAAGCTCATGACGTGGCAGCGCGGGCCATAGGCCCGTCCTCCATGATGGATAGCGTGTGCTGGAGGATACGCGCTTCGGTGCCAATATGCAAGGCCACTTCACGGGCTTCAGCGTAGCGGTGCTCAAGGCACAGGTCGTGCGCTTTGCGCAGCATCTGCTGAATCTTCATCATCGGCATAGCGTAGTCGATGATCTCGTCAGTCGTCATGCAGTTCTCCATAGTTGTAGCCCCACTTCGATTCACAGTTGAGCGGGCACCCCTGTGCCCAGTCAGGCACCCAGCGCATGCAGGACTCGACGTAAGCCCTCGCCGCTTGGCGCTCATCTTCGCGAGCCAATGCTATCACGCTGTCATGCACAGTGAGTTTGACGGGTAACTTACGGGAGATGCGTAGCATCTGACTCATGACGATGATACGCGCCAGTGCTTGGGTGAGGTTCTCGATGAGCTTCCCACCGTAGATGTTCACCACACCTGTGTCGTCCTTGTATCGCCACTCAACGAAGCGCTCACCCTGTGCACGGTGGAGTTGTGGGTAGCTGATGTAGAGTCCGCTGGGTAGCTTGATGCCCTTCTTCCCTTCGATCAGCGCCACACCCTCACGCCCCAGCCACATACTCTGATCGTTGTACATAGAGCGGATGGCGTCTTCTCCCCGTGCCCACAGGTCAACGATGCACGGCACGCTGCCACGGTAGGTGTTGATGATCTTCTCGCACTCTACGATGTCGAGGTCGACCGACGGTGTTGCTGCCTTGAGCGTCGCCTTGAGCTTGCCTGCACCGGTTTGGTAGCCACAGCCTAAAATTACCGTTTTTCCTACAAATCTTTCCAGCTTATCTGCCTTCGTTATAGCGCGCCCGTAAATGCGGGTTGATTGTTTACAGTACACATCAACGCCGCTGGCGAAGTCGTTGACCAGATCTTCCTGCCCCGCCAGCCACGCGAGCACCCGCGCCTCGATGTTCGAGGAGTCGCAGTCGATGATGACGTAGCCCGGGGGTGCTTCGATGCAGGCCTTAAGATTCGTACTCCCTCGTGACGGTAGATTTTGTAAGTTAATACCGTCTGAATTATGAACTAGCTTGCCGTTAGCCACAAACCTGTGGCGAGGCCCGCAGTTCTTTATGTCATATACCGGGACGAGCATACTTCACCCTTTGTAGAATTTCATCGTCAGATGCACCCTGTTTAATCCAAATTCTCAAGGTCTCATATGTTAAATCTGGCCTTTGGACTTGCAGACTTCGTATACGTTCCCCTTGAGCAGTTCGTTTGTACATGCGTTTATTGCGCGCTTGCTCAGTTCTAGTGGCCCATCGAAGATTCCCGGGTTCGTAGTGCGCGTTGTTGTCTATGCGGTCTATAGAATACGCGCTGTTTGGTCTGGGACCCAAATTTTGTAGCACCCATTCAGCAAATGCGCGAATCGTAGGGAACTTAAACTCTATACTTCTACCCCCGTAGTTTGCATACGCAGCGTTGTTTTTATTCGTGCACCGCCCTTTGGCACTTATCCCCATTTTGGATATTAGTTCAAGTTGTGCATGCCCGAACTGCGCACGCAACGGATCTGACTCCAGTTTTTGAGTATTCGCCTTGAGCGCGGCCTGGGACCCTTTCACAGCAAAAGCGCGGCGCATCTCCGGTGTCTTTTTAGCGGCCCGCTCTTTAGAAGAGCACGGTAGGCATTTCTTTGTTCCTGCTATCAGGTCAGACACTCTAAAGCGTTTCTCGGTGCCACATTGGCACCGCATCAGTATTCTACTTGCGTAGGTGGTGTGCAACGACTCTAGCGGAGTCAACGTCGTCGTCGGAAGGATTTCTAGTAGTTTTGATTCTACATTGTCTCTGCATTGCTTCAAGTAAGCTGATCTCGCCAGATTCGGTGAATACGACATGTTCTGGTGTTCCTGTTACGCCATCCCAAGATATGACTTCGCGGTACCCGCTGAACTGAACCCCTTCGTGTTCAACGAATGCCTCTCCGTCCCATACGAGGTCATCGGCTAGCACATCTACGATCTGCTTGCTCACGACACCGCGCTGGCCTGGATCATACACTAAGACCTGCGTTCCGGCTACTAGGCAGCCAGATGACCTTTTTGTTCGCGCATAGGCGTACTTGAGCGGCACGGGGAAGGCACCGCCCCGGGTTGCGATCCCGATGAAGCGCTCCGTGCGCGTCTCCTCCAGGGTGCTCTTGACGCCAAGTCGTGCAGCAGCCACAGCCTGCACCCGCTCATCCTCGTGTTCGAGGAGGGCCTTCATGCCCGGGTCGGTCTTGGCGAAGGCAAAGGTGGGCTTGTTCGTGGTCGGGCTGATCTTCGTCGGTGGGTCAACGCCAAAGCCCTTGAGCACCTCTGCGAACTTCTGGTTGCTCATCAGCGACTCGACGTCCACTGCGGCGGCACACAGCAGGTTCGCCTTGCGGGCCCGCACCGCTGCGAGGTGTGTCTCCAGCTTGCCTCGGTTGAGCCGGAGCATCGGCTCGGTGAACATGCGAATGTGCAGGTCGATGAGCTTCAGTTCCTCAAGAGGGTAGGGGCCTCGAATGTCCCCCTCGGTCAGGTTGTACCAGCCACTGGACATGAGGTGCCACAAGTCATGGCACAGGTCGACGTCGAGCAGGCAGTATTCGGCGTACTGTTTGAACTCCCCCGGAGACATGTCAGAGCGCCTACGCCCCATCATGTTCATGACATAGGTACCCTTGTCCTCCAGATGGTAGCGCTTGGCCAGCGACGCCAAGGAGTTGTTCCGGGCACTGAACATGCCGCGTCCCATGCTGAGGGTGTCGAGCCACACGCGGGGCTTGACCCCGAACTTCCACGACAGGATGGCACCGTCGAAGAGTGTGTTGTGGCACAGGATCGCGTACTGCCCCCACGGCACCGCATCGCACCACTGCTTGATCTCAAGGTGGGTGCCAGAGACGACCTCCTTCGATCCATCCGGCCAGCGCACGCCGAGCATGATGACTTCAAAGCGTGGGTCGCGGATGTACTCTTCGGTAGTGAGTTTGGTTAGATTGTACTCACGGTCATAAAACGTCTCGAAATCTAGCGTTACTATCTCCATTACGTGTTCTCCCAGAGCCAGCGATCGAGCAGATCAAGGGTGTCTTCTCGCACCACCATTGCGGCACCGCCCGCTTGTTCGATCTTTGCCATCTCCTGCTCTTGCAGTGCGGTGGGCTTGTTGAACCCGGCTTTGCACTCCACGCCCAAGAACTTCCCACGATGACACACGATGATGTCGGGGATACCTGAACGACCGTAGCCTCCCGTGACGGGGTAGAAGTAGTACCCCTTATGTTTTTTAATAATGTCAACGGCTTTCGCCTTGACTTTGGATTCAGGTGTGTTGGCCATGTTTTCTCGATTCTAGTGCCGTGGTATCCCAGACGTAGATACGCGGTTTTGTTGGGTGCGCAGGCTCATCGTAGTGGATGAAGCCCTCGGCGTGGAAGGCGAAGAGGTAAGCACGGATGGTACCCAGGTGCATGCCTGTCAGTTCCGCAAGCTCACGCCCTGTACGCGGGGCCTTGATTAAAAGTGCGATGAGGTCCGCAATCTTCGGAGGGTGGTCGGTGTTGTATGGCATTACCGCTCCGCTCTCGCCGCGAGGATACGCGGAACACTTTCGTGGTTCGGAAAATGGTTGATCAACACCGTGCAACAACGGTCACACAGGTTGTCATAGTTGTGCAAGCCCTCGTGTGTATAGTGCCAGCAGCGAGGGCACTTGACGTAGTTCGGATCTTTGGCGAGAGAACGCACCACGACCGAAGGCTGCGGGTTCATGAGTTCGTGTAGGCGTTCGTCGGTCATAGCAGTGCCTCCTCACCTTGCCCACGATGGGCGCGGTCTTGCTTGGCGAACCACCGTGCGACCAGTACGCGCTCCGCGTCGGTCTTGAAGGGCCACGCCCAGCGGGCGAGTGTCAATCCTGATGGGTGCATCATTCGCACCATAGCAAGAGAACCAGTGTGCCAACGATGTTGGCAATCGCGATGAGTTCGATCATGGTTTGTCCTTCGTTGGTGGGTTCCAGATCCATATGACAGCCTTGGCTTCTGTCTTCCCGCACTTGCATAGCAGACCTTCATCTTCCAGAGCCTTGCGCCAGCGGTAGATCGTGCCTCTGTCGAGCCCGGTCAGCTCGGTCAGTTCGTCAATGGTTCTCGGAGCCTTGACCCACAGGGCCAGCATGTCGGCGCATTTCTTGATGTTATCAGCTCTTGGCACCTTCTCTCCTTTGGGGTTCGCCGTCCCAGCGCACGTTGCGCTCTTCCAAAATTGTTTCCAGCACATGCAGGAAATGGCGGTTGAGATCCACATAAATGTACCGCGTGGGGTTGTTGACGGCGTTGTCGTGAGTGAGGAACGTATCGCCGGGGTCTATTTCTTCCACAAGCCGTTGTTGTGCCGAAAGCGCGGTGCGAACACGCTCCTCGACTGTTTGCTTTGACCAAAGTTTACCGGCGGGCCTGTCGGTATTTTCAGCTCTTGGCACCTTCTCTCCTCTTAATCTCTCTGTCGATATACCACCGGGCCTTCTTGAGATCCTCAACGGCGTCGTGTTTCAGGTCGGCACGCCAGATGTACTTCACCGCGTTGCCGAGGCAGAAGTTCATGTGCTCGGTGATCTGGATGCACTCGACACCTGACGGGTGCTCGGTGTAGTGCTGGGGGTGGTTGACTGGGTCGTGCATTGTGATTCACTCCATACGATCAAAAGCAGTTCTGCTGCTCGGGTAATGTGCGCGACAAGCGCGGAGTGCCGCTGCTTATCTTCAAGGCCGTCAACGTAGCCAGCTAACCAACTGGCGGTTGTCATGCACTGGAGTTGCTGGTTGGGGGTCATACGGTATCCTCATTTCACAAGGAACCCCTTCGAGTTCCCATGGGCCTGTCCATGTCTGCCGCTCATGCGGCGGGTCTGTGTAGCGGCGGCAGGTGCTGCACTCGGCTGCGCCGTACCCCGCGCAGCGGGCGACGTCGGCGGGGAGGGTCACGCTATCTCCCAGCCCGGTGCGCCAGCTCCGCCTTGAGGTAGCCTGCGAGGAACGCCTCTACAAGCTCCCACGACGGGAAGCGTTCCAGGCACACGTCCTTTGCAAACACCGTGTTGTCAGGCGCGGCGTACAGATAGATCTCCCCGGCCACGTAGTGATTGCCGTTCTCTCGCAACTCAAACCCGCACTCCTTGGCGAGTCGGAAGCAGTTGTCGATCTTGTGCTTGATGGTGAATGGTCCGTTCATTCCTTACTCCTCTCTGCGAGCATGGCGTCGGCCCATTGGCGGTGCGTTTACCCACTGCTCAAAAGGCACGCCGTTTGGATGCTGGTCATCAACCACAGTACATTTGTAGCGCGCTGTTGGCTCCTGCTCCTCCTGCTCCAGCACTGCCTTGACTGCGGTGATGGCCTTCGCAATCTTCTGCACATCCGCATCCATCTCAGCGTGCCGCTCGGGCCTGTATCCAGCCATAGCAGCGTGGTACTGGGCGGCTTCAGCCTGCGCCGAGTCGTAACCGATTTCAAGCGCCTCCAGTATCTGCGGCAACTTGCGACAGCAGTCGATCACCTCACACACGCCGTCTTCGGCAATGTCGCAGGGGGGTTGTGCAGTCTCCTCCAATCCCCGCGCACACACCGCACAGAGCTTGGCGCGCTCGCACGTTTCGCCGCACTGGTTACGGGGTTCGGGCTGCGCCAGCGCGTCGCGGAGGGCGGTGATGGCGTCGTTGGTTTGCCAGTGCGGGTTGTGCTGCCAAGCGGCTAACAACGCCTCCAGCGCCTGCTGAACAGCTTCGCGTAGCGTGGTCATGCTGCGCCCTCCGCTTTGGCGATTGCTGCGCGGGCAGCTACGTGCAGCGGAAAGATGGTTCCATCGCCGTGCGCGCTTGCGTGGTGGTCCCACAAGTTCACGATGTTTTTCAACGCCTCCAGCAGATCGGGAGCGGCGGCAAGCAGACAACCATCGTTGACGTTATCCGATCGAATGTCCCCAATAATTAGACCGGAACCAACGATCAACCAATAGCATGGAATTTCATCAATGGTGTAGCCTAAAACTATGTTCCACGGACCCGGTGTGTGCTTGCTCATGCCAACCCCTCCCATGCTGCCGCCACCACAACGGCGGTGAAGATCACGACGATTACGACCCAGAACCACATCGTGTCCTCCTTCGGGTCTTCGTCCTCCTGCCCGACGTCGGTGCAGGGCTCTGCGGCTTCGGGGTAGCGCCCTTGGTAGTCGGCGCCCTTGGGGAGCCGACGCACTGTCGGCTTGATGTAGTAATCGTGTTTCATGGTGCATCCTTGTGGGTGGGAAGTAGATCTTCTTTTAGCCGCACGTGAAACGACTCTTCGCTGTCGTCGCCGCAGAGTAGGAAGTCGATGCGCTCCAAGTACACCGCTGCCGCCATGAGCAGCACGAGTCCCTTGTGGAACTCCGCGAGCGTCTCCTTGCTGTACTGGTCATCCGTCTCGATAACAGACGCGAGTCTGTCCGCCATGTTCTGCATCCGACACTGTTCGTAGTCGAAGTAGCCGCCGCTCATAGCAACTCCTTCCTCGGCACGTGCGTGGCGAGTAGCCAGCGGCTACCCAGCCGACGGATGGCGCGGACCCATGCCCGCTGATTGTGCCGGTCCAGGCGGCGGTCGCCCGAGGCCCACAAGGCCCGGGCACGGCGTAACATTTTGGTGTTCATTCCTTCACCTCATACCCTGCGTTGCGCAGTGCCTGCGGGATGTCCATCGCACCCTGGAAGCTGCCCGGGAGTTCACACCACTCTGCTACCACGCCGTCAGGGCGGGCACCGAAGATGTACGTCTCGGGGTCAAAGATGCCCGGGATGTTGTCGATTTCAGGCATGCCCGTGGGCTTGGGCTTGACAGCGCTGACCACGACGTACTCGTGACCTTCGTGCGGGGGCTCCATGCGGAACAGCTCCGCTTCGCCCCGGAAGCTGTCCAGCTTCTTGATCTTATGTGCAATCTTGTTTGTCATCTGTGCTCTCCTAGAGTTACCGCCCTTCGGGCGGATGACCGTCCGCAAAGCGGACAGCCAACAAAAACGCCCTGCCCTGGCGGGTGTTGAGCGTTCGGCCATGAAAAACGCCCTGCGTTTGCAGAGCGTTGAGTGGGGAACGTTGTCGTCGTTCAGGCGGTGCGCCACACGCGCAGACCTCCCTCAAGGACGGCAGTGCGGGTCTCGAAGTCCTGATAGCCCTCGGTACCCTCGAACTTCTTGCGTGCGTTCAGCACCTTGCGCCGCCACGAGTCCACCAGCTTCTTGCCCTCGTCACCCGACGTGTCGAAGGGGATCAGGAAAGAGTGGCCGACTCCCATGTCAGCGAACGGGAACGTGGTGCCACGACGGCCCGGGCGGGTGCCCTTGGGGATGGAAACGTCTGCTTCGATTTGGAACATGTTGTCCTCTGATGCGCCCGTCGAGTAGCAGCGGGCGAAGGGTTAGCGCACCGGGGTCGGTGCTTGATTGACGGCTACTCCGTTGATTGGTGGTCCGACTCTACCAACTCCTTTTAACGCTGTCAACGCCCACGGGCTCAATCCAGTAGGAATTTTCACCTACCCGCACACCGATGCCGTAGATCGTCTCGGGGTGTCCAGCGTCCAGAATCGCCATCGCCTCGACCATCCACCGGGGCAACACATCGCGGCGGTAGGTACCGGTGCGCACCTCCTCAGGCATCGGCGGGTAGGTCGTGACGTAGACGTACTCCGGGGGCAAGTTCGAGGAAGCGTTGATGTGGTAGGACGACTTGGGGTTGCGCTTGGGCTCAAGCATTCGCTTCCTTCTTGGCTCTCTGTTCTGCCCGCTCCTGCTCTTCCTTGGCCTCAGCGTTGGCCCGCATCGTTGCGAACTGCACCGGACCCAGCGTGCGGATGGTGGGCATGCTGTGATCTTCCAAGTGCACTGCTGTCTGTTTGCTGTAGTGGTAGTTTTTTTCGTACCACGTCTGGACCCTGTACACATCGTGGCCAGCGAAGAGGTTGAACACCGCCATCGCTGCATCCCGAGGGACGATCAGCTCGGTGCCGCCGAACGAGAGGATCACTTTGTCGAACTGTGCTTTGCTCATGGGATTTCCTTGGTTAGGGTTGAGGGGCGACATCCGGTCCGCGCCGGGACCGCTTCGCGGTGTCAACGCGCCGCGTCATACAGTGCCTCGACCACCTTGAACGGCGGTGCTTCGACGTCGATGGTCGTTTGCCACAACGTGTTGTTAGGTAGTATTGCCTCTACCTTCCACGGTGTGTTTGCTTTCCTACTGATCTCGGCGATCATTCTGTACGGTCTTCCGTCTACCGACTCCCGCAGTACATAGACCAGCAGGCCTGCACCTCCGAAGTCAAACCAGAGTCTGTTGGGTCTTAGTGTGTCACTTGGCAGCGTCATACATTGCCTCCGCTAACTCAAAGGGTGGGTCTTCGCTCGGTGGGAGTTGCAACTGCCATCGCCACTGAGACACGTTGATAGGGTTCATCCGCACTCCGGTCAGAACCCACCCAGGCTCCCCCTTGATGCGTGACAGCGTCGCCCGTCGTTTGGTCGTGCTGTATCCCTCCGGCATGGTGTAAAGCTCGTACAGGGTATAGGCTTCAACGAGCTTGTCCTCGATATGGTGCCAGCTTCGCCCCCCACCGAGGGGTTTGGGCAGCTCCGGTGCCGCGTCAGGCTGGGACATACAGCGTCTCCCCCACCGGGGCGCGGAGCCCCTTGGTGCTGATGCACCACAGCGTCGGGTGCTTGAGGTCCGCAGGCCACGGCGTGTAGCCATCGGTGAAGACGATCACCGCGTTGGGGTTCAGCCCCCGCTGGTCGATGAAGTTGAACAGGGCCCGCACGTCGGTACCCCCGCCGCCCTTGGGCTTCGTCGCCTTGACGATGTCCTGCACCCGCTCGCCCTCGTAGGACTCGTGTGCTGCGACCGCCCAGTCCCAATAGATCACGTCGACCATCTGCGGACAGACAGCCTCGCAGGCACTGGCCGCCTCGCTCAGTGCACGGCGGAGTTGCTCGTCGTCGATGGAGCCGCTGGTGTCAATACCGATCACGATGCGGTCGACCGCTTCCGTGTACCGTGATGGCAGGTAGAGATCCTGCCCGAGCCAGCGTCGAGCGGGCCGAGCCCACGTCGACAGGTCGCCGCCCTTGGCGGTGTTGGTCAGCCAGTCACGCAGCACGTCCTGCCAGGGCACCACAGGCTCAAGGAGCGCCTCGATGTCACGGGACATGCCAGCACCCGTCTTGCCTGCGATCAGCGCCCCTTGGCGCAGCGCGTTGTCGACAGCCTTGGCTACCTCCTCGGCCTCGGCCTGAGTCAGGGGTGCGGGTCCACCCTCGTCACCGTCGCCGTCCCCATCGCCCGCCGCAGGTTGGTGCTGGTCGAACTGTTGACCCTTGGGCCCGTTGCCGCTGCCGCCCCCGCCGCTCTGCGGCTTGGACTGTGCCTGTTGTTTGAGCCGCCTGTACACCTCACCGGTGTCGAGCCCATCGTACTGCGGGTCACAGTACGCGTTCTCCCAGATGGTGATGAACTGCCCGCCCGGGTCCATCGCCTTGAGCATGTTGTTGATCACCATGTCCTTGGCGATGTTGGACAGTTGCGCGTCGTCCTTGTCGAGCTTGGCCCACGTCGTCATGTGCATGAGCATTACGTGGAAGTACTCGTGCAAGACGACGAAGCGCAAGAGCTTGTCGTCGCACTGGTTGACGAAGGCTCGACCATAAAAGACGTCGCGTCCGTTGGTTGCCGCAGTGGGTATGTCGTCCACCACTTGCCACGAACCGACCATCAGGATCGGTGAGATGGCGGTGAAGCGCTCGTCGCGCATGATCTTGGCACGGGCCTTGGTGATTCGGTCCTCGGCGGACAGCATGTGGTTCTCCTTCGGAGCCCCCGTGAGGGGGCGGGTTGTGGTTGACTTATCCCATGATCCAGTTGTTAGCCATGCACCAGTTGGTGAATGACTTGTTGAGTGCAGCGAACTTGGCACGCTGCGGGATACGCAGGAACTGGTTGACGAACACAGCTTGCAGCTCCATGGGCAAGCGCTTCATGTACGCCATCACTGGGTCAAGCGTGTCCTGCGTGGTGCGAGTGATCGCACGGTGCACCAGCATCATGCACATCGTCGGCGTGTCGGGCACCGGGGCTTGGAGCGGGCTCGTCACGATGGCCTTCCACGAGGGCAGCTTGTTGCCCAGTTGTACGAACACATGCAGATCAGCAGCGGAGCGAGCGCCGATCAGGCCAGCGAGCAGGCCCCGCATGGTGTCGTCATCGAGGTGCTCGGCGTCGTTGAGCACGCGACCGGCAGCGGTCATGCTGCGCGGAGAGCAGAAGGCCTTGCGGCTCGGGTCCTTGCGGTGCCAGATGTAGGGGTTCTGGTCCGGGTTGGGCACGGTGTCGTCGTCGGCCAAGGTCTGCGGCGTCTCCTGCACCCACGCCAGCACGGCAGGGTTGCCGTCGTTTGCCAGCGAGTAGTTGACGTACTCCTCGACGGTGGGCTTGCGCATCGGGATCACCGACATGCGGTTGCGGACGTGGAGCTGGAGCGTGTCACCCACACCCTCGGAGCTGAGGTTCGTCGTTGCAAACACCACCGAGCCAGCGGGCAGTGGGCGGGTACCGACACGGCGGTCGAGCACGACGGGGAGCAGTGCGTTCTGAACACTGCGCGGAGCCTTGCCGAACTCGTCCAGGCAGATGGCGACGGGCTGCTCGCCATGCACACCGAACACCTCGTTGGGGTAGAAGGTGCTGGTCCCCGTGGTGTGGTTCACGCTCGGGATCTGGATGTCACCCACGTCGATCTGGGTGCAGTCGATGTACACCTTGCGGTGCGTCGGCAGGTTGAGCATGCCGAGGATGGAGGACTTGCCCGAGCCCGAAGGGCCCTCGATCAGGACGGTGGTGTGCTGACCAACAGCGTTGATAGCCGCTGCGCATTGGTTGATACTGATCTTCATGATGTTCCTTCGTTTAGTTAAAAAGTCTTAGCGTGTTTGCCGTCGCCGTAGCCGTCGCCGTAGCCGTCGCCGTAGCCGTAGCCGTAGCCGTAGCCGTAGCCGTTGCCGTCGCCGTCGCCGTCGCCGTAGCCGTTGCCGTAGCCGTCGCCGTTGCCTTCGCCGTTGCCGTTGCCGTAGCCGTCGCCGTAGCCGTAGCCGTAGCCGTAGCCGTAGCCGTTGCCGTAGCCGTAGCCGTGCATGGCGGCCTCAGCCATGTACCAGAAGCCGTGGTTCACATGTAAGCCTTCCATACATCAGCGTTGCAAGCGATGAAATGACACAAGCTGTTGACGGGCACCAGCACGGTGGGACACTTGTCCAATACTGTTTCCTTCAGTGGGCCTTCGATAGCGAGTTGTCCAAAGCCTTTCGTTGTGCCCGCTTTGCGGACATTGTGGCACGAAGTGATGGCGTAATACTCACCATCACGGATGATGCTGCCAACATACACGAAGCCATTGTCGACAATGGCGAGTTGGAATCCGAGGTTTTGCATCTGATGTTCCTTCGTTTAGTTAAAAAGTCTTAGCGTGTTTGCCGTCGCCGTAGCCGTAGCCGTAGCCGTTGCCGTAGCCGTTGCCGTAGCCGTTGCCGTAGCCGTTGCCGTTGCCGTAGCCGTCGCCGTTGCCGTTGCCGTTGCCGTTGCCGTAGCCGTAGCCGTAGCCGTAGCCGTTGCCGTCGCCGTAGCCGTCGCCGTGCATGGCGGCCTCAGCCATGTACCAGAAGCCGTGGTTCACATAGGTTCTCCTGTGTTAAACGTGTTTAACCCAGGCCTCGCCCGGGCGGCGTTGCCGCCCCGAAGGGCGGACTTGGGGTTCAAAGAGCGAACTTGTCGAGGATGTCGTCCATCGCCTGCTTCGTGGCACGCTGGAGTTCAGGGGACTCTTTGAGGGAGTCCATGTCGACGCGGGTCAGCGCACGTTCGAGGTCACGCCGCGCTTCCTCAAGGCGCGGGTCGTTGGTGACGTTGAGGTCCGACAACATCTTGCACAGCTCAAGGCCCTGCTCCAACATGCTGTCGTAGAGCTTCGGGCGACGACGCTTTTTAATCTCCACCGACACCACAACGCCGTCCTCGTCCGTGGTCTTGATCTCCTCCACCTCGTCGGGGTCATACTCAAGCACGGCGGTCATCCTCTCCCGCACCCACTCGACCTGGGACTTCACGCGTTGCCACGTGTCCTGTACCGCACCGGCCACACGCTCTGCCGTGGCACGCTCGTACTGCTCAGCGAGTACCCGCTGTGCCTCGTGGCCGATGTCGACCCGGAAGTCGCCCGACGAAGGCAGTGGGCTGAGGGATAGCCCGAAGCGGAACTTCGCCGCCACCTCGTCCTCGGTCGGGTATTCCGACCGATCGAACAGTGCGCCGTTCTCAAAGGCTTGTTTTGAGATGGCCGTGCCCAGCACACCGACGAAGATCCGCACCAGCCCGTCGAACTTGGACTCGTACTCCGCCACCTTGGCGGTGACGTCGAGGTACTGCCTCGTGGTGATCAGCCTGTTGCCGTTGTCATCCCACGGCAAGGTGTGGGAGTTGAACCAGACGCGGGCCTCACTGCGAATGGTCTTGATGGCTTCGAGTTCAGGGCACTCCGAGAACAAGTTCTTGGATACCGATGCTGCCTTCTTGGACTTGGCACCCTTGTTGGCGAGCACCTCGTCCTTCGTCCTCTTGTCTTGGATGCGTGCTTCCCACACGCTGATGTTCAGGGAGCCGAGCATAGCGGCGGTGGTGATGTCGATCTTCATGTCACTCTCCGGTGATGCCCCCGAAGGGGCGGTTGATGTCAGCCCTTGCACGGGCGCAGGTTGATGACGATGCCGGGCGAGCCTCGCCCGTACCACATGGCACCGTGGATGTCGCGCACGCGCACTGAGCGGTAGTCCTTGCCGTGCGTCCACGAGCGGCGCGTCAGTCGGCAGGGGGCCCAGCCCACCACCGTGCCGAGCACGTTACCCTTCCACCCCGTGAGGTGACGTCCATCGCAGGACAGGTAGCCCGTGAAAGGCAGTGTGCGGTCGAGTAGCTCGCGGCGTTGCCTGATGTCCACACCTTCATCGGAAAGAGCTTCGCCCTCCGACGTAATGGCGTAGTTGAACGTGCAGCCCTCTTGCGCTGCGATGAACGTCTTCCGTGTCTCGGCACAGGTGAGTGTGTCACCTACGTTAATGTCTTTCATGGTCTGTCGCCTCTTGGTTGTGGGCCTACGGCCCGGGGTTGTCAGTTGAACGTGATGAAACACACGAGGCACTCCCCGTGCGGGCGGAGTTCGATCATGTCACCATGATCCACGGTGACGGTGCGCTTACCCGTCCAACCTACGGCGTGCTTGGCACGTCGCACGATGCTGTACCTGCTCAAGGCGTCAGGGGCTTCGAGCGTGGCACGCTTGGCCCAACCGTAGTTGGGCTCATGTCCGAACGTGTCGGTTACTTCGATGTTGATGTTCATGGTTGTTACCTCACGGATGAACAGAGTAAATGAACCCAGGCGGCAGGTCGATGATCGACGTGTCGCGCTCCCTGACGGTGATCTTCCACCCCTTCGGGATGTGCTGGAGCATGTCACGCAGGATCTTCTCAGCGGCCTTAGCCGATGATGCGTAGCCCACCACTGTGCGGTGGTCGTAGATCGGTTGCTTCTTCATGATACCCTTCCAGCCCCCGACAGGGGGCGTTGTTTACCGGTAAATTCCGCCCTTGTTGTTGATGCCGTGCAGGTCCCGCTTATCGGTCAGCAGGACGTAATTCGATTTGTGCATGGGCACCACCGTCCACGAGCGGCGTTCGGCCTTGGCCTCATCCTCCCCGCACCATAGGCACAGGCGGTAGCCCAGGGCGGTACGCCGGGGGTCGATGTCGTCCCCGCACCGGGGGCAGTACCTCTCGTCCTCGTTGACGTAGTCGAAGTCAGCCCGGACGTTGTCCGGTAGCTCTGCGAGGCACGCCATCTGGCGCTGGTGGTTGTTGGTGATGATGTTCACGTTACTCACTCCTATATTTACCAGTAAATACTGGCCTGGGTTTGGTTCACGGTGGCCGGGGCCACCGGTTCAGAACTCGTACTCCTCCAGCGGGGTGGGCTCGTAAGGCACGGACTCTTCCTCAACGTCGAGGAGCAGTTGTTCCCGTGCCAGCCTACGCATGTCATGCTCATGGGCAAGATCACGCTCGGGCAGCTTCCCACCCGTGACGCGATAACGCATGGCGTAATACAAAGCATTCATAGTTTCACTCTCCGGTGTTCGCAGCACATGCTGCCCACAATACGCCGCTACGCGGCGGCGCACTCTGGGCAGGGGGCCACGCCCCCTGCGAACCCGTACTACCGGCTAGGCTTGCACCGTGCGGACGAACCGCACCATGCACCCGCCGAGGCGAACAAGTCCGCCCGGGTTGTTGATATGCACCCCGTAGGGGTGCAGTCTTATCGGTTGACGTTCAGGTCTCGTCAACAACCTGCACAGGGTCTTTCCCCTGCGGCCTACGCGCCAAGCGGATTCTTACCGTCGGTCACGTCGAGGAACCGGCAAGCCGGTATCTTGTCACTGTATTTACTGGTAAATACAGAAAGCCCCGGTGATAGCGGTGCGCGTGCCAAGCGCACCTCCCGGTGATGAATTGTTAAAGAGCTGGTATTTGATACGATCTCCCACCGAACACATAGTATAACACAATGTGTCGTTCATGTCAAGCCTTTCCTCCGCTAACGGTGTCTGTCAAGTCCTTAAGTCTGTCAATGATGCCTTGGAGGGGGTTGGTTTCATCGTCGGTATCGGCAGGGTTTGTGGTTGTGGTTGGTGTCGGCGTGACACCGAGGAACTTGTCATATGCCTGTCGTTGGTCGTCGCTGAGCTGTGACTTGTGCACCTTCCCTTCCTGCACCTTGCGTCCGAGTGTCGACATCAACGTTACGTTGCCCGCTGCGTAAGGGGCCCGGGTGTCAAGCCGCCCGACACAGACCAGATTGGGGGCCTTCGGATGCGCGAACCGGTCATACTCCAACCACACGCCGACAATCGGGCACCGCTCAGGGTACAAGTACTCACCACGGCGCTCGACCAGCACACTCTCTCCTGAGAACTTCCCGGAGATCTTCGGCGCGTTCATGGGCGAGCGCATGTCCAACTGATAGGCTGTCGACCGGGCCTTGGCCACGGCGTTCAGCACGGCCTTCCACCGGGCATCCTCACGGTGTGCCTTGGGCTTGTCGTCCACCTTGGCAGGTGCCCCATGAGCACGCTCTAGCGCCCGCTGCACAGTGATCAGCCCACAGTCCATCAACAGCGCCACCGCTTCGAGCACCGCGCGCGGTGCCTGATCAACCGGCACCTCCGCCCTGCGACACATGCGCTCGACCATCTGAATGATCAGCCGCTGACGCAGCCGGTTCAACATGGGCTTGCGGACAATGCCCTGAAGATAGACGACGCGCTCGCGGACCTCGTCCGCAAGGCGCAAGGCACTGTGCTCGATGGCGGCGTCGGACTCGAAGGTCTTCGGATGCCAGGGGGCATCCACCGGCACGGTGACGTGCGGCAAGATACGCACCATCTCCTCGGGCGCTACCAGTTCGCCCATGAAGTACCACGCACCGACGAGGTCATCGGTCCGCAACTTGGGCACGGGGCTGTGCCAGATGCGCTTGGAGTTTTTGTCGTTGGGGCGGAAGAGGGGCACCCCCTTCGGGGAGAGGTAGACGCGGGAAATAAATGATTCGAGGAAGGTGATGTGCACGGGTGGCTCCTTGGGGGTGAGGGTTGGGGTGTTGATTGTATCCGATGTCGTGGCGGTGCTGTCGGCACGTCGGATGTATCGTATTTACTGGTAAACGTAGTTGCCCAGTAGTGGCTGTTCCGGGGATGTTCGGGAATTTGTTCCGTGTTGAATGTCAGAAAAACAGGTCGTAGGTGCTTGATTTGCAAGGGATTTGGGGAAAGTGTTGTTCTGCGGGGAGGGAAC